TTGTAGTGTGCCACGACGAGCACACCACTGAGCAATACGAGTGTACTTGCTAAGGCCAATGAGCTTTTGAGCGGCAATAATCCCGATATAAGCAACGCCACTGACAGGTTGGTGGTGATGACTGCACATACTGCGAAGCTCACTACGCACCACAAGCATTCCTTCATATCGATCCGCTGAGTCATTAGGGAAAGCGGTTGCATCTGGTTCTGGTTCATATCTTCCTGCCATTATTTCATTAAAGTACATTTTGGCCAAACGTCTTGCTGTGCCTTTTGAGTTGGGATCTGTTTCACGATCGATCAACAACCGATCCAGCACTGTCTCAAATGCTTCTGAGGCTTCGTCAATTAGTCGTTCTCGATCACCTTCGTGCAGGTAGTCACTGATATTATCGCCTGCCCAGAAACGTTTGTTGTCACGTTTCATCTTAAAGCGAATGGCATCGCCTAGGTAACCTTCTTGGTAATCTTTGTCTGACATAATTTCAGTTGCTGTGGTAATTGGGGATGGCTCTGTGGCATTGTGGTCCAGGCGGTCTGGTATAAACTTCTTTTTAGTATCCGAGTGAAATACTGGATCTGGTGCAAATTCTTTTTTCAATCATAGTCTCCGATGTTAAGGCAGTGGATTGCCATTGTGTTATTATACAGGGTATTTAGGTCAGTGTCAAGGAACAATAGTTATTTTTCTGCAATCTGGGTAATCAACCGGTATTGGCACGGGCCGATTTTGTTTGACACCTTCGAGTAGTGCAAGTCCTTGTACAGCTTCTTCGATTGTGGGTTTGTAATGATACCCCACTCGGAACACCTGTTGCGATTCCCATGGCGTAATAGTCAAATCTCTACCATCGTACCTTTGAGCCAACATGGTATCGTATGCAACAACATCATCTAGCAAGATTGCTCCGCCACGTCCGATCTGCAAAGGTTTGCCATGCCCAAAACTCAAACATTGCATTGTACCTTCGCGGTACATGTCCTTTTCAAGTCTACGTGCTGAATCCCAGATACGTGTTTCGAGAAATGGGTATTCACCGACCCAGCGTTGCCATTCGTGGTCTAGTAGTTTGTATTTGATGCCCAGCTTGTGCATGGTCATTGGGATGCTCAAGTAAGTGTACGGAGTAAACCTACACTCTGTAACTTGGTCGTAACGTAAGCACAGTTCAATGGCGTGTGTACAGCAATCGGTCATGACCACATATGGGGCACCAGTAAACTCTGCTAGTGCTTGTTCAAATTGTAGAATTTTATCAAACATACCAGGCCCAGGCATGACGAATCATGTCATCTAAATTATGCAATTGCCATGTACCGGCCACAGCATTAAACTTATCTGCACTGGCTGTCAGCATAGGAGGATCGCCCACACGTTGTTCTCCTATTGTAAACTTTAATGTCTTACCTGTGATACGTTCGGCTGCCGCAATAATTTCACGATTACTAGTGCCTGTGTTTGACCCAAGATTGTAAATGCCTGCAGGAATTGTTTGATCCAACGCCAACACATGAGCACGAGCAATATCATCCACGTGTACATAGTCTCGAATGCAAGTGCCATCTGCGGTAGGATAGTTATCACCGTAAAGTGTGAACTCTTGATCATCTCTAATACTTTCTAACACTCGAGCAATGATGTGTGTAGCGCCGGGTTCTTGTCCGTGTCTGGCTCGGGGATCCGCACCACATGCGTTAAAGTAGCGGAAACTAACATAGTCAAGCCCGTATGCCCGGCGATACGATTCTAACATCATGTCAATCATCAGTTTACTTTGTCCATATGGACTGACTGGCTCGGTTGGATCCACTTCGCAGATGGGATTCATCACAGGTTCACCATAGGTTGCCGCACTAGAACTAAAGATAATTCTAGTCCGAGGCATGGCCCGTGTTATGAAAGTAATCAACTCCAGTGTCTTGGCCACATTGTTAAAGTAGTACTCACTTGGATTCTTAATGCTAGGGCCAACCAGACTGGTGCCTGCACAATGCACAATGGCATCAGGCCGCACGTTTAATAACTTTTTAAATGCTGTATCACTATCAAAGTCTGCCAGTACAAAACTATCAAGTAGACCTTTTTGATGTGGCTGCAAAGGTCTACGGTCAATGCCCAAAACTGTATGCCCTGCGTCTTTCAACTGCAAGGCAACTTGCCCGCCAATGTATCCGGCTGAGCCGGTGACTACTACATTCATTCTTGTTTCCTTTGTGGATAATAGTACTGGCATTCATGACGATACGGATACCAATCTCCTGCCATGCCACCCAAGTGCTGTAACGCACAACGAGCCCGATCTTCTACGTCGTTCATTTTGGCAATCCAAGGAGCGGTTGTTTGAGCACAAATATACTGCTTGAGATAGCAGAAACTTTGTTCCCGAGGCGTCATTCTTCTATTCTTCTCACTTGATATTTTTCGTGTGCAGTATGGTCGCGATAACGATTGCCTGCACGATTCCATTGCTCGCCTTGTCCGGTCATGACGTCAATAACGCGATCAATGGTGCCGTCGTTCCAATCTGAAATCAAGCCCATGTTGTGATGCGGATCGCGCAATAAGTTTTGCATCTTGTGATAGGCATCATCTATGCTCCAAGGCACGTAGAGCCTATTAGGGTCATTAGCGAATGTCTCGGGGAAACTACGATAAGCAGGATATAACACATTACACCCAAGAGTATCGGCTTCAGAAACAGTATTGGATACCCAGTCTTGTAAAGCACAATTGAATAGCACCCGAGTATCATTAACAAGATTATAGTAGTCATTTTTGCTTAGATTATCATAAATTTTTAACTTGCCTTCTTGTTCGTACATTCTAGCACGTTCAAGATACTTGGGGTTGTTACTGCGTAAAGGACCACCAGAGAAGATGGCAAACTCGCACGGTTCTTTGGTCAACTGGCCATACATTTCAATCAAGTCCATGTAGAAGTCTGGTTGCTTCTCTTGGTCAAATCGTGCGGCAAATCCTACACGACGTTTGCGTTCACCAAATGGTCGGATATTCTCTGCACCACCGATGCGCTCTAGCACTTCTTCTTTACCAAATGCCAAGCCACTAATATTGTATATAGGAGCACGCCATCCGGCAATGCGCATGTGAGCAACCATCTCTTCGTTTGTGGCGAGAACTCCGGTGACAAACTCATTGACCATGTGTTCGTACAGGCCCATCCACTTGGCCATGCCCCATACATGCACAAAGTCATCGGGATCAATACTCTGGGCTAGACAGCGTACATATACCCTGGGACGCTGGTCAGCAGGAATCTGATCAAATATATATGGCAAGGACTCGATGCCAGGTTGAAACATGTCTTCAAAGTAGATAACATCTTCCCCAGTAACTTCACCTCGACGCATCATCTGAACCAAGTTCATCATCTGACTCATGCCAAAGTAACTGCGTCCGTGTGCGTCCAGCACTTGGCCTACGCTGATTGCTTGGCTGTTATCAATAGTTGTACCAGGAACGTAAACCACGTCAAGACCTCTACGGTCAAACACACGTCGGTTCCATTCTGTAAGTTGTAGTGTGTAACGGGCTTCGTAACTTTCTAGGCCCATGTAGTATAGTTTTCTCATGTTAGATAGGTCTATTCAAACGACGAGCATCCTCGGCCCACATGTCACGAGCATTCTTGCCCTGTGAAAACTTGTTGTATTGTTGCCATGCATAACTCTTGAAGTTATACAAGTCTGCTTCGTTAAAGCGATATCCAAAATCGCGGCAGAAGTCTAGAAAACGATCCAGCTCATCCTGCGCGGCCTGGGCCTTGGGGTTAGAATACACTGCTTGTTTACCCATGGTAAATCCTTTTAAATTTTAATGTTAAGACTAGGACGAGAAATTTCATATTTGATCAAAGCGCCGTTCTCGCCATCTTCGGCCACTTCGATCCAGACTGCACGGTCGGGGTAACGTGCGGCAATTTGTAAGTACAGATCATCGCTGATCATTTCACAACTTTTGTAATCTAGCGACAATACACCTTGGTTGCTAGAATACAGTTTTTCGAGCCATCGCTTGAATTGTATAAATTCCACATCTCGGTCGTTGTGGAATACGTCAATCCAAACCCTGAAATGAAAAATATGGCGATGAGGATAGCCCAAAAACGATACATCATATTCATCTCCTGTTGCTAATGAAGGGTCTGTTGCTGCCGCGGGATATTTGTGGATCCCTTCTTTGCGGAACGTGACCCAAATTTTACGTTCCGCACTACCCATAATTCTAATAGCCTGCTCTGCTAGTGCTTGTTCTCGTTGTGTCATATTGTTTTGTCCTTTGTGTATTTAGACCATGGAGTGAATTTGTTTCGATTTTGTAACGTATGCAAACTATGGCACCAAACACCGGGGTTGGTGGCTGAAAAATCTTTATCGTCTAACTTGATTGTAGCATTGTATCCTAGCAGTTGTACATAGGGTAATTTTACTGAAATCATCGGAATGAAGTTGTGACGTTCACAAAATCCGCCTTCGACTAAACCTTCGACACTTGACACATCTACATCTAATGTGCAGACATAGTCTCGATCTAGGAAGTGGTAAATCATAGTTTCCCACTTGGCCCACTCAGCACCGTCATTGACTTTTAGATTAGGAAAGCTCTGATTGGCACCAAAGTAAATGTGCTCAATGTGCTGTGCGGCATCTTCATAGGCGGCAAAATCATCTATCCAATCTTGAATTTCACTGACTGGCTGTAACCCTACTACAAATAATGTTTTCTTGTCATAGGCAGGAGTATGTTCTACTTCTACACCTGTGAAAAACTTAACATTTTCGTGTCCTTCTCTATTCATTTAGATTGTTCCTGTTCAAGTTTATCCAAATTATCTACAGACAATTCCTCTTCATCTAATTGTACACTATCTTCTGTATCTGTGTCAACAGTTTCGAACAGACTATTAAATTGAGTGTGTGCGTTTTTGGCCTTTTTACCTTTGAAGCCACGTGTGCCCACAATATCCATCCAGTAACGATCATACTGCTCGATGATAGCTTCTGCTTCTGCACGATCGGCAGTGGCAAAGATTGCTTCTACAATGTCCTCAAATTTAGTGTGGTCACCGCATGTGTCCCACATCATCCTGGGCCTGTTGCCAGCATCAAACTCACGATTGGCACGTTGCACTGATTCCAAATGCAACCAAACATTATGGCCCATCAGCAATGCATAGCTGAAACTGTCCCAACTGGTCTTGCCTTCTTTGCCAATTTTATTTAGGTCACCGGGTCGGTAGTAGCAAATATCTTTCATTTGCAAATGCCGACTGATAGGACTGTCTTCAAACGTATCAACCAATCCATCTGCTACAACGCCTTGACTAAATGGGCGTGTGTCGGCAGCGTACTTCTTGTCATCCACAATAGGATTCATTCTGTAACTCCACTTGCCGTTGTGCGGCAACACAATCTCGTGGTACACTTGACCGTTGGCTGTGGCAAGGAATGGGCTGGCACAATCAAAGCTGATAGTAAATTGTGGATTCACATATTTACGTACTGCCCTTTGAATCACGGTGAGCAACACAGCCCATTCCAACTTGCTTGTGCCCAAGAAGTGCATCCAATCATGAACACCTGGTTGTAGTAGGTTATCATGTCGCAGTGCCACCAATCGTCGTAGCACCAGGTGCACATCGCACATGTTCTGTCCGCCCATTGACCACCCATTGAAGTGTGTGTCGGGATATTTTGCAGGATCACAATACTCTTTCATCATGTCGTACCAACGATCTGCATCAGCATGATTGGCACCTTGCAACACGTTTAAGAACTTGGCACCGCCATTTTTAACACCTTTGCGGTGTTTCATAAAGTAATCGTTGTTATACTTGGTAGCGTCAACTGCTTCTTGCAGTGTAGTAATCTGACAAGCGGCACTGGCTTTTTTATCGTGAATAACCCAGGTTGGAATATCCAAGATCATGCCGTAATCAGACACACCATCCAACCATTTAAGCACAGCATCACGTTTCTTCTGTGCTTTGGCACAACCTGAGTTGGCTTTCCAGTCACCTTCCCACAAGCCTTTAGCAATCTGGAATCCACCAGAGTCACCTAAGATCACTGTGCCGGGCTCACGATTGCGAACCATATCTTCAGACCAGTCCGGTTTGTTTAAGTCCAAGTTGGCATGGCCGCCTGAATACAGGCTCCACCGGTATGGGAACAGACCTGTTTGACTGTTGAGCCAATTCATCTGTTCCATATCCGGCATGCCCTGTGGCATACGTGCAGGTTCTATATAAGGTCCATTAACTGGATCACGTTGTTTGCCTATGAACGTGGCATAGAAGCCAGATATAGCAGGCAAGAACACAGCATAGTCATTCTGCTTGGCAGTGAGATTATCTTGAGTCAATTCTGCCCCATTTGATTTTGAGCCAGATTCGTTCATGTATGTAATAGTCAACACTTAAAAGAATATGTAGTGCAGTAGCAAAACCTGTGGCATTGGCAATGTTGCCTGTGAACATATAAGTCCAAAAGATTGTAAATAGCCATGCAGTCAGACGATAAGTCAGCATCCTGACCACTGTGCGTTTTTTAGTTTCCATTACTTGCTCTGTGCTGGTAAGATATAGTTGTAAACAGCCAGTCCAGAGTCCACTGTAATCATTGCGGCACCATCGTCACTGATCTTCACAACTTTGTCACCGGTGAGATCCATGATGGAAATGAATGTTTTGATGGGCCATGACCACGCACGTTTCAATTGACCAGTGATACCAGGCTGGAACACAAAGTTGCCTGCATGTGTTGAATGGTCACCAAAGAAAAACATTAAATTGCCATTTTCTGTTTTTGCCTGGAAGTTTGTTTCTTCACTGTTGGCCTGTGCCTGCATCTTTAGACGCATGATGCTGGCATTGGTTGGCTCAAATTCAATGTGCCAGTTAACTCCTTTAAACTTAACAGTCTTAAGTTTCTCATTCACAATCTCACTGGCCATAAAGCGATAACTGTTTTTAAAGTCACCTAGCTTGTTTTCAAAATTAATGCCGTCAGGCTCGCCTGTAGTGCGACGTGTGATACTGAGTTTGGCATCCTCACGATACTCTTGTAAGTTCAACAAGATTTTTAGTTTGCTCAAGTTAGGCATACCAAAGTTGCCAACGAAGTCTGGCACTGGGTTAGCAAACTTGCCTTCAACTACCACAGACCTATCTTCTGCCAGCCCGGAAATAACTGTGTCTTCTTCTGTGCCTGTAATTTTTACCAAATCGATCACACCCAAATCAAGTGTGTGTTCAACCAAGTCTAATAAATGATCTCTCATGTTTAATTCTCCTATTGTGTATTGTATATGGTTTATTTAGATTTTGCAAGTTATTTGTTAACTATTTTTGCCAAAGTCTGTCCACCACGGATGCTTTCAAGTTCGCCAGGTTTTCGTAATTCTAACCAAGTTAGATTACCTGCGTCTGTCCAACTGAACATTTGTTTATATCCAATTGATTTTGCAGTTGCCTTAACTCGTTGTCCCGGAGTATAGAAGCAGAAATTCTTTTCAACTAACGCAACACAGTGTGCTCGATCGCAATCGTTGAATGTCATTGCTAATATGCCCCCTGGGCGTAACTTGTTAAAAATATTTTTCAAGTATTGTTCTAGCACTTCAATTGGAGTAAACTCAAAAAAGTTAAATGCCAGGCACAATCCAAATTGATTGTTGGGCATTGTGGCCAGCACGTCAGCCGAGCATGGATCTTGCTCGTACATTCGTAGCCTGCGGCGGTATTCTTCAGGAAACGCAACCAATGCAGGTTGCAATAGTTCTGCACTGTGATCAACAATGTACAGCGGATCCAAAGCTACTAAATCATGTATAAAAGTTTCGACCCCAGGACGGATAATTAATCCTGGGTACTTCCAATCAACATAACTTTTGATACGATTAGAAATCATCTGTTGTACATCCGCAGTCATTGGCATACGACGATCTAGAATGTGCTGATTGACTTTTTTATTTGTAGGCTCGTCAAGTCGACCATATCGTGCCATTTCTTCAGTGTACAACCTGGTGCTTTCGGCGTACTGTATTTTTTCAGCCGTCTCGATCATGGTGTCTAACTCATTTGTTAATTCGTTTAAGGTAGACGCAAAATGGTCAAACGCATTTACCACACGAGTTTGATCTTCTTTAAGAGTTTGCGTAAACGCACGTGGCTGTATCACACTATTCTGTACACCGTACACTATTTCTTCTAGTTTATGTCGTGCAGTATATTGGATGTTGTTAACATCAAATTCTAACAAGTGGTTACGGTACGCAACTAATTCACTGAGTTTCATAGATCACCATTCAAATAATGTTTGGAATGTATTCTCTGTGTTGGTGGCACTGGCCAAGTCCCAATCCAACACACCCAGCAAGTTATCAATCTTTTGATCCACAACAGTTGCCTCCATCAATCCATCATCAAACGGCAGTTCTGTAAACCATGCAGGCAGTCGTTGCTCATCTGTGGGATAGCCAATGCTGGTCCAGCCAAGAGCATTGCTTTTAAGTTTGCACACAATAGTTTTCATACCATCAACAATTTGCATACTGTAGTTGTCACCGTTCATCTTACGCATGTTGTTCCAGTTCATGGCAGCTCGCACATGGCCTGGCATATTTGCTTTGCCCAGTCTGGCTTCTTCTGCGCCATACTTGGTCAAGTTGTTCACACGCTTGGGACTACCTTTTTCCCAACCTGGCCGTTCCATAAACTCATACTTGAATTCACGAATACGTTCAATGATAGATTCACGTGTGGCACCATGCAGTGTACTATTTAGAATTTCTAACAAAAAGTCTTGAATAACTTTAGGTGTGTCTGATCGTTTCAGATCCAAGCCCATGGCCTTGGTCTTGCCCTTCTTGCCGTCTACATCCAGTCTCTTGCCTTCTAAGTCGATGATGTTTACAGCATAGCGTTTCTTTGTGATAAACAGGCCACGATCTGCTACCAGTTCTCGGCCGGCCGCAATCAGCGCACCCATTTCACGTGGACAATGGAATGCCTGTTCCATAAACCCCGGAAAACTCTCATTAACCTGTTCAGCAACAGAATCATACAGTTGGATGCAAGTTTCTTTTGACCACTGCATGCGACCTTCTGCCACTTCTTTCTTCAACACCGGCCAAGCAGTGAAGTAGCAGGAGTCTGTGTCACCATAGATAATGGCTTCACCTGTGTGATCATACACACCTGTGATACACTCATTAATGTGTGCATCCATATGCCGGGCAATGGCACGACCAGTTAGTGTAGTGCTTTGTCCAATGCGATGATCAAAGAATCTACAGCCACTATTCAAAATAGCACCATACAGGCTGTTCAAGTTAATCTTCTTGACCAGTTGCCGCTTGTCCCAGAATGCTTCTTCTTTTTTATCTTTGGCTGTTTTTTTCTTGGCCTGCAGTTCTTTACGTTCCGAATACCAGCGTTCCAGCAAGCCAGGAATGATACCCTTCTTCTCATATGTAAGGATAGTTCCATTAGCACTCATGATCCAAGGCTGGTTGCTGTCAAACATAATGGTCCAGATCTCTGCGGCACTGTGTGTGCTTTCTGTGCCATCCTGCCAGTCAATGGTGATCTCTGTACCACGTTGCTGTTCCATCACAGCAGTGTATTCCAAGCTGCCAAACAGACCCTCCCATGCGGCTGCAAAACTTGCACCCTTGTCTATCTTTTCTTTGATGTAGTGATCAGTCATGATAGGACGCAGTTGTCCTACTACTGTTTCTGGTCCCATATTCATAGCACGAATAGCCGATGGATACAGGCTGTTGATGTCAACAGATCCAATCCAGTCATGCAGGCCTTTCTTAGGATACGCAACATACGCACCTGCAGCCTGCGTGTCGTCGTCTGTGAGACGTTGTTTGCGATTTGGCACCACCATGCCACGTTCGTGTGCTTCATTGATAATGGCCTGCTCAGTCACTGCCACAGCACCCATTGTGGTTTGTAGTAGCACTGTGTTGGCATGTGCCAGTTCGCTGGCCAGGCTTAAGAACTGTAGTTTACGATCCAGTTTATGCAACAACAGCGTATCTTGTCTGTTATATTCAATAAACTTTTTAAAGTGTTGATTGTACAAAGCATCCAAGGTGCCTTCGAACTGTGTCTTGCGTTCATCTAGTTCGTATTCGCCAATGGCATCTAAACTGTAGCTGTGCCGTTCTTCATATGTGTACTTGCGATACAGTTGCATATAGTCCATATGCACACGACCCACTAGATCATAAGTTTGATTCTCACTGCCAAAGCGTTCGAACATGCGCATCTTGGGCAGTTGTCCCCACAGGCAGAATTTACGAGTGTCGTCTTTGCTCAGCACACGAGTACAACGATTCACAGTGTATGGAATATCGTAGCCCTCTGAGTTCCACCCACTCAGCACATCTGCATCTTCAATCAAGTCCAGGAATGTTTTGATCATATCCTCTTCTCGTTCAAACAGCATGGTGTTTTCAAAGTCCTTCACAAGGTCTTGTGCAGTTTCCCAACTTAACCCACGAGGCGGAACTGCCAGTGTGACCAATTGATCCAGCCAGTTTAGGTAGACTGAGATTGCAGTGATAGGATTGAACGGATCATCCACAGGCGAGAACCCTCGCTCTTTGTCAAAGTCTACTTCAATGTCAAAAAATGCAACATTGAGTTCTGGTGCGTCTTGGTCTTTGTAGTTTTCTTCCAGGCAACGAAAGATGGGATTGATATCACTCTCATACAATTGTTTGCCGGAGTGCATGCGAACTTCCTTGCGGAATTCTTTGTTGTTGCGTGTGCTGAAACGACTCACAGGTGTGCCGTAAATGCTTTGGAACTTACCACGTGGGTCGTCAAAGTAAAAGATGTAGTTGGCAGGATACTCTTGGTATTTCCTCACGCCGTCTCGGCGTTCTACAACGTGAATTCTATCGCGTTCGCGATCGTATAAGGCGTCAATATAACTCATAGTCTCCGTTTATGGCCGGTAAGCCGTGATTCATGTTCCTTACGGGAACGACTCGCTGTTGTAAAACAGTACTTATAGAGTTTTGCCAACGGTTTCTAAAATAGTGTTAAGATCTTCATGTTCTTGATTGGCTTGTGTCAGGCTTGCTTTGTGCGCAATACGAATTGCTTTTTTTAGTGTGGATGGCTTGACTTCAAGTTCTTCCGCAATGGCTTTAACAGTATCAGTGAGGCCGCCTTGCAGTGTGTCAATTTCATGCATGACCTGCATGCCCTCGTTGATAATTTGAGTGAGTTTGATCTTTTGATCGCCGCTGAATAGTTTGGGTTGTGACATAAAATGCTCCTTGTTTTCTATTATATACTTGTTCTAGCGCAAAGTCAAATATTGTTTGACTCAAGATTACCAAATAAATATCTACATGCCAAAAATATATGTAGAAATAAATCAAGCAGTTGATTTTAATATCGATATTTACGATACCCCGATTGGCGAACAGTTCTTTAATCAACATGTAGAAATTACCAAACAAGATCCAGTTCGGGCAGTGCCTGTCGTTACAGACTTTACCAAATACACAATTAATCATTTTATAAAACTAATCGAAGAAGCACGTAATACCAATACAGTAGATTGGTCCATGTACAATATTCAAGCCGGGCCGGAACATTACGAGTCTAACCAGTTGCATTTTAATTCAATGCATAAAGATCTAGAAGTAACAGCAGGAATTAACAAATATGCCGGACTTGATAACGAACAAATAAAATTAGTTGACGAATTGCATTGTTGCCTGCACAGTTTAGAAACTACCGAAGCACCTCTTGATTATAATTTTACAGGACGGTCGTTTGCTAACATTAGTTATTTTATTAATGGCCCAACCGACAATCAAATGCCCGAGCCTGTAAAATTTGCAAGAGTAATCAAACCTGGCGAAGTACAGTTAGATTACCCGTATGTGGGCAAAGAACCATTCTTTTGCATGATGCACAATGATAATTCTATGTTGTTGCAAACCTGTAAAATGATTGATCGTATCAGCCTTAATTGGAAATTACATCTCAACAATTTCAATGGTACTCACTGGGGGCCAGCGCCGTGGCCTGATGATGTGGATGCCGCGCTCACTGAGTGGTACCATGCAAATCGACCTGACCTAGCAACGCTAGGATACAGTTTACAACGAATATTAGATCATACTGGATTTTGTATTCCGGGTAGAATTGACAATCTGTCCACACTTGAGTACATGAGAAATACTCCAAACATCCAGATCACTGGATACCAACTTATTACCTAATCATGAACAAAGACTTTCCAAACATTGCAGTAGTACTGTACGACAATTTAAAACCTGAATGTGCTGATATTGCACAAAACTTGATTGACTTGACTGAGTTTAAATTGTGCGGCCGATATCAGTTTAATCTGTATCAAACAAAAACACTCACCGAAGAATTAAAAAAACTTGCTGAGCAAGGGTACGAGTGGGCCGGCGTGGTTGCCGCTGGAAACTTCTTACAAAATCAAACATTAGTAATTGACACAATCGAACATGCCCAAGCAGAAAACTCGCCAATGGCCTGTCACATATTAGACCGCGGCGGCTACTATCATTTACACCCGCAATGGTTTGCACTTGATTTACGGGCATGGACAGCCATTGGGCAACCTGCATTTGAAGAACAGTCGGGACCTGTCACGTTTGTCACACGCAAAACACATCGTGATACAAACAATGCACACGATGACTATACGCCTGGGTGGGTGGCACCTGATTCAGAAGAGCTAGTAGAATACGCCAGCGACTATCAATACACTGGCATCAATGTCATTGCTGAGTTTATTCGTGCCGGGCATCGTATAACTAATATTCCCAATGAAATCAGACAGAAGAAAAACTATTGCTATCCTGATCATGGCCACGACGATATTGTAAAACTCATTGCTGATAAAAATCACGAGCCCAAAGATGAAGCACTTTGGTGGTTTGGATTTGCCATGCGGCAAATTACCAAAAACTTAGACAGTGGTTATTATGTGTTGAATACTGAAACGTTGATTGATCCGCAAGAGATGAAACAGCAGCCGCTTGATTGTTTTGTTGGTGTATGTGGCGGCCTTAAACCTGCCTGCATAACTGGCAATGATAATTTTGTTGCCAACACTAGTGTGTATCTATTTGATATCAGCCAGGCAGCAATAGAGTGGCAGCAGTATCTGCTGGCAGAGTGGAACGGTGATTTTGATGTGTTTGAAAGTGTCTGGCACAAATTTCAATCAGCACATCCAGACTATGGGCCTATGTATCACAGTCATCAGTCAATCGCCAGCAACATAGATTGGTTCTTGAACAATGCCGGATTAACAAGAGCTGATTTTCACCAAAGATGGATCAAGTACTGTGGTATGACACACACATTTGTACACCTTGACCTTATGGATGCTGATGCCACTGAAAAAATACTAAAGATTACCAATCAATCTGCATTGGGATCTTATTTGTGGACCAGCAATGCATTTGTCATGGACTATTTGATGTTTTTTAAAACTCGGGCCTGGGCGTTGAACAAGACTCAGAACTTTATCAACGAACTTGCTGCCAATACTGTACAGTCTATTCTGTTAGAGAACCAAGGTTCTCTTAAACACATGTTACCCAATGTGCAGTAGTATAATATCTTTGTGATCAACCAAACGATGCTGTACCCAGTTGGAACTGCAATGTACGTGTGTGCGATCGAACATGCCAATTGACCCCAGCTGGTAATTGTACACACCGTCCAACAGCCAGGTGTCCACAATGGATGGAGTTCCTGCCCAGCAATGATCAACTTCCTGAGTCTCACTCACAGTGCTTATCACAGGAAATTCACTGTTGTCAGCAATAAATTTTCTGAAGTATTGTTGTAAGTCATCATTGGTCAAGAATGCTCGATTCCATACTACAGTTTTAAACACTCCATTGATATTTTCATCTAGAGGAATGATTGCACTTTTGGCATAATTTAGATCTGTAGTAGGGTATACACCGTCAACATGCAGTTGATGCGGTAGGTATTGTCGCTGATAGGCCATGTAAAAGAATGTGCCGCGTGGAACGTATCGATATAAAATATCACCCATTCTTCGAAAAGCTTCGTCGCCTGGCTGCAATATGTGTCTGCGATCAATGTTTGTAATTTCTTGTCCATAGATACGCAGTGAATCTTCAACACTGTAGGGACGATCTACTGGATCAACATCAATCAGTGCAGCCAGGTCAGATTTAAACCACGCAATGTCGTCGTCAGTCAGTGCGTTTTTAAATGTTTCGACCATTTTTTAATGCCTCTTTGTAGCTGTTTACAACCAGGTGATTCCACTCTGGATTGCGCCAGGCGCCGTGTACAATCATATGGAATCGATCAGTGTTGCTGTTGTTATGTACTGCATGACGATAGTGGTTGTTGAACAAAAATATACTGCCGTTGTTTCTAAAAGGCACAGTGCCGTGTATGTTGGTCAGTCTGCAACCCTCAGGATTGTTTAGAGAAATATTTACAGCGGCCCCGGGTGTGTTGTTTACATTGTCGCTATGCGGCGCAATGTATCCCCCGGGTTCTACCAGCATGTATCGTAGTCGTTGATACTGATTGTACGGAAATACTTCTTTAAAAAACTTCACTGTGACAGGGCACTGATCTTGTATTTCTGTCCAGTCGTATTTTACTTGGTCTGGATCTAGTCCATATGTCTGCGGAACATTAGTCATCGTAGCACTTATGCCATGTACAGCCAAACTGCGCCAGCCCTTCATACCTGCTTCTTCGCCGCGATGGAATACAAACATGTCTCGCAATGACTGTGCTTCGCGACACATTTCCGCATACGGAGCATCAATGCCAAGAATTTCTAACCACGGTGCCTGGCTGTGTTTTAAAATCCAATCAGCTTGAAAATGCACATCTCCGTCGGGCAGCGGCAACAACTCAAATGTGTTTTTGTCGTTGTGTTGATCTAAAAACTCGTTAACCCATTGTTCCATTTGCTACTTTCTTGTCGTTTAGTACTTGTCTTTCCCAGTGTTGATACTTTCTACCACAATGAGAATCACACAATATTAATCTGCCATCCTTGTATTTTTCTATTTTCCAACGTTCTTCAATTTGATTAAACCATTCTGTTGCGGCTTCAATCCCTATTTCAAGTGCATTGTTGTTGATATGGTCCACAATGGTTTTTAGTTGTGTATGCACCAGATCGTACCAAGGTCCGTCTTTAAATGTTCGGGGGAATGCACCAAGATAACAGCAAGGATACACTTCTCCATTGGCAGCAATAAAAATAGTTTCACTGCGGTTGCTGTAACAATCCAGTGTTTCTTTTTCATCTGGTGGCAGCCGTGGAGTTGTATGGTGTTGCCATTGTACAATTTGATCAATGGTGCGAGGTTGGTTACGGTCGTCAACGATACCCAACATACGAGTTAGATTTCCTTGTCGATCAAACGCAGGTCCGTAGTCTCTGCCGTGATCAGTGAGATCAAATCTATAAAACCCCAGGTCTAGAGCCAGTTCACGACATGCTTCGATCTGATGCAGGTTGTGCTGAAATTTGATCATCTTCCATATAGCACGGCTGCCTGTGGCTATCACAGTCTGTGCATTACGAATGATGTTTTGCCAGTTGGTATCTACTCTATACATGGCATGAGTATCTTCAAGTCCGTCTAAATCAAATATCACTTCCACATTGCACTGACCAATGCGTGTCCAGAATTCTCGATCTCTGGCACTGCCATTGGTATTGATTGTGATTCTGGTGGAAGGATTAACACTGCGGAACCACTCGACAATTTCCACAGCGTCTGGTGCCATCACAAAGTCACCAAAGTTGCCGCAAAAGTCAATGAGCCGTAATTGACGAATAAAATCAACAGAAAATATCTGTTTAACTTGTTCCAACGATAAAGATGTTTCAGGATATCCAAAATTGTGTGGGTATCCATTGGCATTCCTCACACACAACGGGCATCGTGCGTTGCAAAGTGTTGTGAGTTCTAGGTGTATCTCTTTAACATTATTGATTGTGATCATAGTAGTATTATAGCTCACTTTAGGATTCCCGGTAGCGAATCGGGCCGTCCAAGGCAGCAGCCGCCTCACACTTGAGTCAGTAACAAGTACTGGTCCTAAGGTAGTGTGATCAGAGGTTCATTGTGATATTTAACTATTGTTTGATACACTGTGTTTTTTAGAGACTCTATATCAAGATTTATAAAATCATCAAAATTAGTTTTGCTATATTTTTGTATTATATAAATGTTGGCCAAGCGATAGGTATGTATTAGATCTAAAAATTTAAAGTTGGAAGAGATACCCATAATTGCACATAGGTCTGTGTATGCTTGTTTTGTATTGCCAAAGTACAATTCATCTACATCAAACACCTTGGTGTTGCCCAATGTTAAATATCCTGTGTAGACGCTGGTTCTTCTGCTGTCAGTTGCATCAACATTGATTTCTTCCCAAGAGTCCAGCGTCATTGATAAATGAGTTAAAAAATTAGGCACGTTACCAGTGAGTAAAAATGTTTCTGCTTCGTACCAGTAATAAAAATTTCTGTTAATTGCTTGTTTAAAATTGTCCCAGGCATTGTTTTCTAACAGTGATGTTTTAATTCCACTAGGAGTATTAATATCAAGTTTAAAGTATGTAGTTTTAAGTAAAAAAAGAGTCTGATAATAAAAGTAATACTTTGTAGAAACATCTGCAATAAACAAATTTGCCTGCCTGGCATATACAATTTCATTCAGCGTAGGAGACAGATTAGGATGTACAGGTACAAATAATAATTGATCACTGCCGTTAGAATCAATTTTCCACTGGGCGTGTTCTTTGAGACTTACTGCGGCATATTTGTTATTTGGTAATTGTCGTATATCAGTGGCAGCACACTCTTGATGCTGGTTAAAAAGATAACTTAAAAACTCTCCGCCTTGCCCGCCGGTGTACATTATCAACTGTAATTTGTTGGGCTGTGTGCAAATCATTTACAACATTATTTGCCAGCAACCGCCAGTGCGGCACCTTTGTTAAAACTTGGTGACCAGGGTGAGTTGCCCTGCTTTAGACCTTTGCGCTTTGACCATTCATATCCAGCACGATGTCCTGAGCAGTCTTTGGTACACTGCGATCCTAAGAATGATAGTTCGTCTAAGTGATCTTTTAAAAAGGTATCAGCAAACGCTTTACACAGTTGTCGGATGCGTGGGTTGGTTGTGGTCTTAACGTGAAACTTTTTACGCACTTCGTCCTGTGATGGATCTGCATAGCCTGCATACACTTTGTGTACACCAGATCGATTGATCAAGTCTGTACAACTTTCGCCATGACGATCTGGCATGTCTTCTGTACAAGGACTCAGTGTTGTGATTATGATACTGCCTTCAGGAATGCTGCCAAACTGTTCCAGGTAAGCATCCATGGCCGCACGTTCGGCATGCACACGTGAACCATCCTCTGCAGGATAGTTTATAGCACTTACACAATTGTCGTCGGGATCTAACACTGCGGCAGCCACCATGCCTAGGTCAGTGTGGTCAAGTTTGGCTCGAACAATTTCACTGCAGAGATCCACTAGAATATTATCTAGTTTGTCTAAGTTCTTGATTCTGAAGTCACTTAACAGCATTATACTGGTGAGTAGGGATTGCGGAAACGATCGTATCCGTCATCTTCGGGATATACAGGATATTCGTTTGTGTTCATTTTTGAGGTTGCACTGCTACAGGAATGTTTCGGTACACACGTTTAGTAGGATCATACACAGTCTTTAATGGACCTGCGCCTGCCAACTGTTTAAGACGTGCCATGGCTGAATCAAACTTGTCGGCATCCATGTTGCCAACTTTTTCTTGAGATTCATTAGCAGGCACTTTGGTGTAGGTTCCGTTTGGGTTTAGTTCTACTTTGGTTGAGCCCATGCTTCTAGATCCAACAGCCATTGACGGCGCAGTAACAACTTCGCCTTGTCCGGTGGCCTGGGCATCAGAGTTCCATTTGTATTGTTTGCCCTTGTATGTTAGTGTCTGAGTATCAACATCATACTGTGCCTGGGATTTTGCAACGCTAATTGAAGACGTTGATTGAGTTGGTGCAGTATCAGTTGCCTGTTGTGTGGCAATTGGTTTGCCTGTTAAGCGGTTGACGCCAGGATCATCTCCGGGCATAACTCTGGCTTGTGCTCCGCCTGCACCCAGTGCCAGTGCACCTGCCAGTGCCGCACCACCTAATTTTTCTTTCCAACCTTCTTCTAGTTCGGGTTCTTGATTGGATTCAATGTAGTCAGCTGCTGTGTCAAGATAGTCAGCAGCCAGGGTAACTTTCATCTGCACCCACTCTGGCATGTTCTCGTTGTCATCCAACAGGCCGTCAAGTCTGCGAGCCGCACGTACAATGGTGTTCATCTGATCTCTAGCTTGATCACCTTCGTAATCGTACTCGCCGGAGTCAGCGTGGTCAACAGAGTATCCGTCGCTGTCTACTTCGGCTTCTGCCATGTCTTGCTGGGCAGCAGTTTTACGACGAGCAACATCACTCAGGTGTGTGACTACGCCACGTGGATCTTTGGGCTGACCTTGCTTGTTTTTTTCAGCTGGGTGCCATTCTGAGTCGTCTTTCCAACTTACAACTTTACCTTCTTTATCTTTAACTTCTGTATGGCCTTCTGCCATGCTTGGTTGCTTTGCTGGTTGCTTTGCTGTGGCAGTCTGGTAACCTGAGAAACCAGTTTTACTAAAGTCTGCAACAGGCGCAGCAGATTTCTTCGGTGCCAACAATCCACCGTAGGTAACCTTAGACGGTGCACCTGCTGTAGTAGATGTTGCTTGAGGAGTTGCTGGTTTAGCTGCCGGTGCAGGAGCTGCCGCAGGCGTTTGTGCTGTTGCCGCAGGTTTGGCCGGAACTGCAGGTATTCCACCTGCCGCTTGGTTAGCAGCAGGTGCAGGTGCGGCAGCGGCGCCAGGTTCACCTGCAAAAGGTATCTTCATTGTACCATAGACTTGTTTAATAGAATCAGACGGTATGCCTGCAGATTGAATTATTTTGGCCACAGCCTCACTGTCAGTTGGACTACCTGCCTTCTTCCATGCTTGTAATAGTTTGTCAGCAGTGACTTTAGTTGTTAAATTGGTGCCTTTGGTCTTGGCCCAGTCAACAGCTTTGCCTGCGGCCCCTTTGATGGTATCCATGATACCTTCATCAATTTTATGTTGGCGTTCAACAATCTTTCCTATCAATAAAAAGATTTGACTTTCTGACAAATTGATAGATTCATATACTCCTGCAGATTTTTTCATAACATCTAACATTTGTTTTCCTGTATAGATGCCTGCCCGTCGCATGCTACCATCGGATGTTATTGATTGTACCAAGTTGCCGGCCTTATCATAAACAAAAACGTCCATGCCCTTGGGAACATAATCGTAAGTGTTTTGGTCAAAGTTTTTAACAGCCCAATTGGCCAATCTACGAACACCGGGATTTTCTGCAGTTGAAGCAAATGTTCCGCCTGCATCATATGATTGACCAGCACCTTGGCCAGCAGTGGGTGTCCTGACGTCGGGTTTATATGCCATACCAGGGTCGGCTTTTGCTGCCATTTGCCCTTTAATATAGTCGCCAACCTTGGCAGCACCATAAGCCATTGCGCCTGTTTTGGCACCTGAGTAAGCGGCACTGGAGAACTTCTCACCTTGCAACAACTTGTCTACTAACTTGAACAATCCCAGTACGGCAGCACCACCGGGTGCCACACCCGTAATACCAGCGGCAGCAATCAGGGCTGCGTAAATTAAACTCTGTGCCACAGGATGTGCCTTGGCAAAGTCACGATACTTTTGAACGTATTTCATCACGCCTTGATCACCGCCTGTTGCTTGCTTTAGTTTCTCAGCGGCTTGGTCATACATGGCATCAACACCTTTGATAGGTCCTGAGTTCTGTACTTTGGTCTTTAAATCTTCCCAGGCTTTGTTAACAGCTTCGGCAGCATCTTTGCCTTTACCAATCAAGGTACGATTACCGCCTGCGGCAGTGGCACCTTGTTCTACCTGTTGAAAGATTTGATTAATTTGGTCAGCAGTTAACTGTGCTTCCATCAACTTACGGCCAGCATTTTCCCATAATTTTTGTGTAATTAACGCTTCAGTGATTATTGTTTTAGAATTATGATAACCTTCGGTTACATCACGTGATTTAACTGTGTTTAATTCACCTGTGGGCCATTTAACAGCAACTTTTTTGTCAGAGTGCTTGTCGGCAACACGACTGGCAAGAGCAAACATTTCATTGCTCGAGCCAGTTTTCCAAGGTTTACCGTTGATCACAACAGTAAAAACACCGCTGGGTTCTTCCTCGCCTGTGACGTCCGAACGAGACTGCTTGCCCATACCCGCTTGGCTGTTATCAACATCACGTTCGTATGCGTCACGTGAGTCTCTCATTTCATATAGGTCATTTAGGTTCATTATGCTTCCTCTACGTAGTCGGCTGATTCGTCTTGTCGGCGTTGTCTAGCCTGGTACATTTCCAGTGCCATCTGTGCTTGGTCCAAGTTCTTAAAGCGACTCTTCAATGAACGGCCCGCGTGTCGAATTTCAAATCCCGCACGTTCGTCTCCGTGTATTTCACATGAACGACCGTCTTCTAGTGCAACGGTTTTAACCGGCGCTGATTCAGCATAGGTAGGTTCTTGTACCGGGGTTGTGGGCATTTGTACAATGGGATCTTCTTCTGTGGGATCTTCTGCAACACCTACAACTTGTTTGGCAATGATGCTGGCATCTTTCGCAGGCCGCTTGCTGATGTCACGATCTACTCGGACCCGGTCTTTTAAGTCACTGTCTTTCTTTTCGTCGGAAATGCTGTCAAGGTAATCGGCAAATGACTTTTTAACTCGGTCCAGCTTGTCTTCACTGGCCACTTCTTCTTCCAGTGCATCCTGCTCAGGTTCTTCACTTTCATTGGAGCCAACCATGTAACCAGCACTGGAGGCTTTCTTATCAGGATCGCCACCCAACACAGGACCTTGATCAGGCATTTTAAACAGTGCAGGCATCTGCGGCACAGATTTTTGTTGTGCGTTCAATCCCTTGGTAACATTATCTGGTGTGATAGTGCTTTCAATCAATGCAAGTCTCTGCATTATCGTGTAAATTTCATCCATGTTATGCCCTCGCGTCCTTCAAGTAACTTTTCAGTTGCCACTGATACTTGCCGTGTTGGCTTTGGCGTTCTGCGGCAAAGTTTGCAATGTCTTCACGACCTTCGGCAGCACTGGCTTCGAAAACTTGGCGGCTAAGGTTGATCATTATTTGGGTGTCTGCGAGTAATTCTTCCAGCATCAAACGAGCACGTGGCACTTTGGTTTGATCTGGTACTTGTGTTAGTTCTAAAAAGCGGCTGAGACTGCCAGGAGCATATTCTTCTGTGGTACGGATGTACTCAGCAATGGGATCCACAGCTGAATAGGCATCTTCGTAGATGTTGGAAAAGAATTCATGTAATTCACCAAAGTCAGGTCCTTCCACATTCCAATGAAAATAGTGTGCCTTCAAATAGTACGAAAATGTACTGGCCAAATAGGTCTTTAGTAAATCACTTAACATTTGTTTTCCTTGCTTTCTTTCTCATACTTTTCGGTGTGTTGGGAAAAGGGTCATTTGTATATTTACCAGAAAAGAAACTATCGGGATTTCTTGACTGCATGCCACCCATGGGCATGGCCACTGTGGCAACGCTGCCGGAACTGGTGGCACCAACTGACGCATTTTCTTTGATAAATTCCTGAGCTCTCATGTGAGTATCTTTAGTAGATTTCCTTTAATTCTTCCGGGACCATAATCCACACGCATGTTTGACACACGTAGCGTGGCACCGGGAGAATCAACAAGTTCATAACTGATTACATATTCTCCCGGCTCTGCTTCGATCTGTATCATTTCTTCTAGATACACATCTTGCCAGCGCCAGGTTCTTTCAGCAAATAATTCGTCATCAACATAAACGCGATACACTGGCTCAGTACCTGCCCAAGCACAATCAACGTCACATAGCACACGAATAAACTGTTTCATGCTGTATTTAGTGCCGTTAACTGTATAGTTAAATTAGCAATTTGGCAATAGTTTTACTTAAATACACTATGACAGAACTTATCTATACCTTAATAGTCACACACATTACCATAATCTGTGTTACATTGTACCTACACCGTGGCCAAGCACATCGCGGTATCGTTTTTACTCCTGTACTGGAACACTTCATGCGAGCCTGGCTATGGCTCACCACAGGCATGGTTACAAAGCAATGGGTAGCTATCCATCGCAAGCATCACAGATTCAGTGATGCAGAAGGTGATCCGCACAGCCCACACGTATACGGAATTGGGCGTGTATTGTTTAAAGGTGCAGGCCTGTATCACTCAGCCAGCCGAGACGCAGAGATGGTTGCACAGTATGGCGCAGGCACACCGGATGACTGGATTGAACGCAACGTTTACACTCGCCACAGCAGACTAGGCATCTTATTAATGCTTGCGATCGATGTTGCGTTGTTTGGTGTGTGGGGAGTGCTGATTTGGGGTATACAAATGGCATGGATACCTTGGTGGGCGGCCGGAGTTATCAACGGCATTGGACATTGGTGGGGATATAGAAATGGCGAAACTAAAGATCACAGCAGAAACATTGTGCCTTGGGATATTGTTGTTGGTGGGGAATGCCTGCATAATAACCATCATCTGGATCCTGCTAACCCTAGACTGAGTCGTCGTTGGTTTGAATTTGATGCAGGATGGATGTGGCTTGGTGTATTTAGACTAGTAGGACTGGCTCGCTTACGTAGTTAACGCAGTTCTTTGATTGAGCCCACGTGCCAATCTTCAATTCGGTACTGTGCTTTGATCATTTGTCTGGCCACATGAGTGTTAGGAGCCCAGACCACTGCATCGACCCAGCCCACATATCCAGGATTCTGAACACGCACCTTGGCAGTCCATTGCTTTGCACTTTTAACGACTTCTTTGACCTTCATCAGCAGTTCCAACGACGTCGTGCTTTGCAGATGGCTTTGTCTGGAGTTTTGGCACATGAGATACTATGCATTTTCATTTGTCCACGGCTGCGTGAGCAATAGCTTGATCTGCGCTTGGAGGCTTTAGAGCCTTTCTTTAGCTTCGAAGGTTTAGTGGTCACAGCAGTCTTTAGTTTCGATCCGGGATTCTCTCTGCGATAAGCATTCACAGCCTTTTGGCTCATGCCATCGGTCTTGTCTCGCTTGTTGGCCTTTTGCCAGTCTTCGTTCAGTTGCGAAGTCACAGCAAACGCATACAGTTCATCTTCAGTCAGGCTTTCTAGGTCCTCCCATACTGTTTCGGCATCTACACCATTGTGCTCAGCAATACCTTCGATGATACTTTCAATAAGATCAAACTCTTTTGATAATTCTTCCGCCACACCTTGCGATTCATTGGGCACACAGTTGCGAACTTGTCCGCCATTCTTGCCCTTTTTGGTGCCTTCAGCATGTTTGCCAGGCCAGCAACGGGTATAGCCATTTGAGTCTTTAGCACCTTTTTTAATTTCATTTACATTGCCATGTGTTTCACACATGCCACAATCTTCGCACACCATTTCCATCTCAACTGATTCATTCTGTTTGTTTTTACCGGCACAGTGTGCTTTTTGTGAAAAGCCTCGAGGGTGGCTACAGTTAATACTGCTTTTGTATTTTTCGCTCCACTTTTCAAATACGAATTCACTTGATCTCATTTTTTCTTACCTCGTCTCATATTTAGTTGCCACTGTGCCATCCTGCGGCGTTCGCCTGTGCTGGACTTTGCAATCTTTTCCAGTTTGCCCAAGGTGGCTTTTTTAGGAATTCCCACTCGCTTGCTCAAGCCTTTGCGTCCAGGATTTTTGCCATCCGCAAAGTTTTCCCAAACGTTTTGCTCAGGACGATGTTTGTCCCAGAAGCCTGCACCTGCATCTGTTTGTTGACCACTGCGGCGTATCTTGTATCCTTTGCTTTTTATATAGTCGTACATTGTGGCGGCAATGCCTTGGCCTTGATAGCGTTCATCAACTTCTAAATCTTGTGGCATTAAGTAATCACCCTCTTGTACAAATAATACATGTCCAAGTTCGCGACCGCCTGGCATTATTGCCTTTACCATAATTTCATCATCTTCCTTTTCCATGGAGATTTCAATGCCATTGTAATGTTCCGAGCCTTCCGCCACACCTTGCTGACCTTGTGCCACTGCCACATACGCAGGGCCTGTATATCCATTAGGATACCGAGCAAAGTGCTGTATTGTTCTATGCCAACCTTCTAATAGTTCATATCCATTGGCTGTTTTTATTAGTAGCACAGGTTCTTTACGCACACCGCCTTGCTGTTGTGCCAGGGCGGCTTGTGTAGCGTGTCGTTCGGCATCCTTTGGAATTTTCATGCCTAAATCACTTTTGCCACCTGCACGACCAACCAATCGCTGTGTAGTCATTGGCTCAAACATGTCCATTGTAAACTTCATATCGGGTACAAGTTGCCATTTAGTACTCGGAGAAAGACCTTGTCCTTTTAATTTTTCCATTATACCATTTTTAAGTTCAGTATCTGGTAAATTACTAAAGTCACCTTTGTTGGGCACCAACCAATCTTTGAGAACATATTCAGGCCAAGTGGGCAACAGACTCTTGACATATTGTAATAGTCTATCTCTATATTCGATTAAAAATTCACTGGCTCGCATGTTAACTCACTATTGGTAGCACAGTGACATCTGTGCCATAGCTGTAGCCATTGTCGGTCAACCACTGTGTGGCCACACGATTAGCGTCACGCTGTTGATTGCCTATGCCGGAAAATCTATGCAGTTCATTACCATCAGAATCTACAATCTTCCAAGCACCGGTAAACTCGCCACCTTGTGCTCGGCGTTGTGCTAGGTCTGCGGTACTGCCTGGAACGGGTGTTGGTTGCTGTAGCGGGATCACGTCCGGTTGCGGCACCACATCGTTTTCTTCCACTGGATCAACTTGATAGTTACCGTCAAAGTTATGTGTTTCTGCCCATACTCTTGCCAAGTAATTGGCTCTTGTTCTTGTGTTTTCTGCAGGACGGAAACGATATAATTCACGATTTAATCCGTCAATCATTTTCCACTGTCCAGTTGGGCTTGTGGCAGCACGACCCTGGGCTATTGGCATGTCTATATCAACAATTCCAACTCCACCGGTAGTACGTATACCAAACATAGCAGTGGCCTGGCCTCGTTGTAGGCTATGCGGACCGTGTTCAATATAATCATTGAGACGAACCAATGCCTCTTCATCATTGGTAATTCCATCGGCATCCTCTACTGAGTTGCCAGTCTGTTTGTTGTAGATTTCGTAGCGAACAGTTTTTGCAGATTGTTCATATGGACGCATTGGCTTGGCAACCAACGAACTTCGATAGTTAGCCCAACTTGGATAACCACCAATGGCTTTTTCAATTGCTTCTTCTTTAGATGAGGCAACAACTTCTATACCAGCATTGCTATTGCCAGGACTACGAACACTCCACCAATATTTTTCACCGCCTGTTGGATCTTTCTTCAACTTGCGTTCCAACTGTGCCTGCTTAACAAAACTACGCAGTGCGGCTGCAGGAATCTTGCCTGCTACATATTCACTGAAGTACTTGATGGTGTCAGAACCCTTGTTGTCCTGTGTCAACAACTTGTACAGTTTCTTCAGGTATTCTTCGCGATACATTTCTGGATTTAGAGCCGCACTCATGGCCACTGTAAAACGCAATAATGTGTTTTCAATCTTGTCAAAGTTGTCATCTAACCAGTCACCACCGGGTGAGCGGAATTCAATATGTCCGTCCTTGGTGTTGATACTGGTGTACTTGCTGGTCACGCCCGAGTGTATGGCCTTGCTTGCCAAACTGTCCAGGTTGCCTTTCATTTTATCCAACAAACGTTCAGCTTCGTCGGGTTTAGTGCGCACTTGATCGCGTACTAATTTCATTGCTGATTTAGCGTAGGTATTGCCAGCACGACCAAAGTTGTCCAGCACATACTCGTCGCCCATTAACAGAGCTAGTTTAACAAAGTCCAAGTTTTCTCTACTGTAGTCCGGCACTGAGATGTTGATGTGTAGGCCTGTTGAATCGTTGGTGTAGCATCCGTATTGTTTGGCCCAGGCCTTGACTTTGTTCAAGTCACTTAATATATCGTCAATAGGCAAAGGTGGACTTACAAACTCTAGGCCTACATCATCGCTGTCATTGGCTTCTAAACTGCCATCAGGTTCTACTAGATAGTGCTGTGCTGTTGGGCTGGGTCTTCGCACGCCGCCGGAGTGATAGTTACCGCTGGCTTGAACAGGACGGTCTATGGCATTTTCAAACTCTTGGGCAACATCTTCGATGCTGGCTTCGCCACCATTGCCCATTGACTGCCAGTGCGGCCAACTCATGTTGTATTCATTTTCAATGTCTGACATGCGGTTCAAGTCTCGATCTTCTAACCATTCTGATTCTAGGTCTGCATTCTGATTAAAATCTTCCTGCGCACTTTCACGTGCTGCATCATACCAGTAGTTGCCGTAGCTTTCTTCGACAACTTTTTCTGTGGCATCGCGATATGCCTGTTTATCAGGCTCTGGGTATTCACCGTCTGCGTCGGGTTCTGTGCTTAGTATTTCTGCAATTTCATCTGCACTGGCGTTTTCTTTAAGGTAGTTGTACACAAACTCTGACTCGTCACCGTCCCAACGAGTATCAAACGACTCACCTAGCCATTCGTAATATTCATTTTGCATCTTCTCACGCAGTCGAGTAACATCACCTCGGCTGTTGTAATCACCGTCGTAGAAGAAGTCATATGCGTCTTGGATACTACTAACACCTTCGTCATACTCATAATCAGGTTCCTGTTGGCCATCATCGTCGCCACCTTCCACATTGGGCACAATCATTTCAAATTCCATGCCAGCAATAGCGCCGGTCTTGGCAGCTTCGCGACGTAAGCTACCTGTGCTCATGTTGATTTCAAACAACTCATCTTCGTATATCAGCGGCATCTGCCCAGTTTCTTTAAACTCACGCAGTGCATTGGCCAAACCAGTCATTAACAATCCTGGATGTCCTTGATTGTCAGTCTTTAGTCCTAGTTTGTTTGCTTCCTTACCCACCGCACCTGGACGTACATCTCGAGTCAAGGCCATGCTAAAGCGTGGGTCCTTTGCCTGCTTCTTTGTGGGGATGTATCCTGATGCTTCTGCTAAATCATCTGTTTGGCCGGCGGCAAAATGTTCCGGGTGCAGTTTGGCATAGTCACGCATGAGTACACCGGCACGAGCATTGGCTTCGTTTTCGTAAGGACTGCCAGTTTCACCTGCGTCAGATCCCATATCACTGCCATCACGTTCGTGTTGATGCTTGTGTGTGAGTTCATGTGCCACTGTGCGCAACACATCCATGATGTGTCGTTGACCCCAGGCCACTTCTAACATTTTTTCATTGTCGTTGTAGCGACCAAACGTCTTGTGCCGCACAGGCCACTGCGGATCTTTACGCAGGCGAACACGTGGCATCTGTTCAATCTCTAGTTCTGCAACACAAAACTCCACAAAGTCTGTGAGTATATCTTCATCTGACTTGGGTTCTTCATTCAAGAACATCTGTGTTGTGGGACTTACTCCATCCCATGAAGCACCAACATCTTCTGTGGCTTTGAATCCGTAGGTGAATTTAAATGGTTTATCAATTTCAATAGACCGTTCTTTAAGACTCAGTGCTCGATCTTTGGCCTTGGTTCTGGCATCATACAGTTGTTGTATAACACCTTGTGAACGCAACATCTTGTACGCAATGTTTTCTGGACCCAGTTCACCGTGCTGATCAAGTCCGGCTTGACGCATCTTTTTAATCTTGGCAGCAGTGTTGGTCAGTCGTTTTAGACTGCCAGATTTCACTGCTGATTCAATGCGATGCTTGATCACATCGTACTTGCTCTTGACCGCAGTGTCGTTTATTGTAGAACGTTTTTTCAGTGGAATGTTGATCCAGTCGTTATTCAGCACACTGAATATGCCTTGACTCACTGCCGATTTGTTGGCGTTTTCCACATAGAGTTCTACATCGTAGCCACCAATTTTGATATTGTGTGTTTCGTTGTACTGAAACTTTTTAGCATCAAACAACTCGCGATACACTTCACTCACATCTGCTTCGGGTAGGTCCACCACCAGGTGTAGATCTATGTCACTATGTGGAGTATATGTGTAACCAGCATTGCTGCCGGACAAGGTGATGTCTTTGACGTTCAAATCGCCAATCCCCAAACTTTGTTTAAAGTCTTCAGCAATTTTTAACAGCGTGGCCCGCACCTGTGGGCGCATTTTATTGCCCTGCCAGATACGTGGGTTCAACTGTTCATTAAATTTAACAGCATCAGCAAGGTTGTAGGAATCTAGTTCAGAAATATTCATGATTGTAATATTTAGCGCAAATGAAAAAGCCACTGGGCAAAGTGGCTTTTGGAATCGGAATTAAACTAGCAGTTTATTTCTTTTTGCTGGCTTTTTTGTTTGATGCCAACACTTTGGTTTCAGCTGGCGCAGGCACGGCAGCGGCTCTAGCGGCAACTTGTCGTGCTTCAACCATTGGTGTAACATCAGTGATCAGTTTCTCTTGTGTTTCATGTGCAAATGTGTATGTGCCAGTGTGACGTAGTAACACACGTTTGTCAACCCAGACACGACCACCTAGGTCACGCCAGTTTTCACAGAATGTCCAGTCTTCTGAATAGTAGCGATTTTCACGCACTGCTGTGTCAAAGTAGGTTTTCATATAGGGATTAAGTTCCACTGGCAAGCCAATGTCGTTGATAAACGGCTTGGTTGCAGGGTGTGCATTTAACTTGTCAAACACATGCCGCTTGACCAAGAAGAAACCTGTGCCTGTTTTACTAACTTCTTGCAGGCCATCTGCACCTTCTTCGGCACCATCAAATCCATTCACACACCACTTGATTGGCAGGCTTTTCATTGGGTACAATCCGCCAATAACGTCCACGTCACGGTTCAACATGACCAACAGGTGCCATGGCTCCCAGCCAATATCAGCATCTACAAACATCAAGTGTGTTGAGTCAGGGTTGGCCAAAAACTTGGCCACCATGGTGTTGCGAGCACGACTGATCAAACTTTCGTTTGTGAGTGTTTCCATGGTCCAGTCAATGCCTAGTTGGCGGGCTGTGTTTGACCATTTGATGTAGCTCATAAATGTTGACTCAGTCAACATACCGCCGTAACATGGCATACAAATGTGAACTCTTGTGGTTTTTAAGTAATCAATGTTTACTTGTATCTGTTGTTGCCCACCCACCTGTTGTGGTGTTGATGGAATTTCTGTTGTGGGCACAACATCTGGCATTTTGCCTGTTACGTTTTGTTCTTCAGCCATGTTTTCCTTAAAAAGTTAGTCAGATATTTACTACCAGTTGCCTACCCAGGTTAAATTTCTACGGTGATTAATTCAAATTCGTCAGCACGATCTTCGTAGCCAACATACCCACGTGGGTTACACACGATACGTGTAGAACCAATCCGGTAATCAAATGGGTGATGTGTATGCCCGTGTGTCCACAGTTTAATTTGCGGATGATCCAGGATATAATCATTCATATCACTACTGTAGCCACCGTTCATGATCACATCATCTGCATAGCGTGGATGTGTGCTCAATTTGCTGGGACTGTGATGCCCACAAACCACAAACTTTTGGGCTGGGTTGCCTTCGATGATTTGTTGAATATAGCCTCGGAATTTTACATGTTCTTCCATGGCATCTTCGGGACTAAATTTGCCAACACGAGTTTTGAATTCGCCTTGTTGTGTTTTAAAGTGTACCGGGGCTGTGCTGTTGGCAACACAACGGAAGTCATTCATCATACTCTTCATGTGATACAGCGTTATTCCATCACCGTTGTTCATGTCTGTCCACAGTGTGCCGCCAATAAACGTGATATTGTCAATGACCTTAATTTCTTTTTCCAACAGATACACGTTGGGCAAGTACCCAAGCACATTCTTTAAGTGCGTTTCTGTAGTGGCAAAGTTGCCGTTGTAATGCTCGTGATTGCCCATGATGTAAATCACATGTGGAAACTGTGCAGAACATCTTTGCATAAAATCGTGATAACGATTACTGCGGTATTCTGGTCCCATAATTCCGTTGGGGTCACGTTGTGTGATATCCTTGGCCACAAGAATATCTCCAGACAGAATTAATACTTCTGCGTTGTTGTTGTTGGTTAGGTCTAAGTCACCGAATTCTAGGTGGACGTCACTGGCTACTGCTATCTTCATACTCCGTACTCCAAGTATTATCGATTATATGTTTTTTCGTCTATGTAATCAGGGTTGATGTGTGCGAAATCAGCGTGGACGCTGTTTACTTGTTTTTCTAATTGTAACACATTCTCCAGCCATTCCACAACCTTGACATTGCCAAATTGCCTGGCTTCGCGAATATAGTTTTGGGCCTGTTCCGAAATGCCCAATTTCTTATCAAACACTGCGCGAATTGCCAAATCTGGTTGACCATATAAATCAGCAATCACTTGATCTTTGTCACGGTCGTTGCCTTTGAGATACATTTTGCGTATTTCGGATGCAGAGTTGGCATCTACGCCATTTACTCGAAAGTTGATAGTGGGAGTGATCACAACGTAGCCGTGTTTGGTCATGGGCTTTATTGACTTTTTATTTTTAGGCAATGGTTGTAGATACCCAGGGGTGCCATCTTTTTTAGGAGCAAAATTAAAACGTTCTGCATCTTTAGCACTCACAGCAAACACCAATACTGTGTTGGCCTTTTCTTCATCGGGAACAGCACTGGTAATTTCAACAGCTTGATATGGATTTTTTACGTTGACAATGCGACCAGCAGGAATGCCCAGTTTGGTCATCATCATTACTTTGTCGGAATAACTGAACGGACTTGTAACAGGTGCTTGTACACCACTGGTGGCAATAAAAACACTGTCGTTGCTAAACTGTTTGTTCAGCCAATCATAACTGGCCTTGTGACCTTTGTGGAATGGGTGAAAACGTCCTGGGTAAATTACTAGATAATTCATTATAGCATATTTATGCTTACATGTTTTCTAGCAACCACAGGTAAATTGGTGTTGTAAACGGTAAACTAACATGACCATTACAGCCCATATCTCCAAAGAATTTGTCTTCGATAGGTGCTTGTGATCCGTTAAAACTGTGATGGTACACACTTTGGTCAACAAACACCTGACCCAGTTCAATGTCATCAAATGCTACGTTAGCAATGGACAACATTGCGTCTTTGGTAATATTACCATTGTCATCTACAACTGTGTGCTCCGGAGTTTTGTTTTTCATTACAAACTTAAACTCGTGCTCAGTTTCATCATCGAGAATTTCTAAACTCACAGGCATTGGTTCTGTCACGTGATCAATTGAAAGTAGCAAAACATCATCAAGCAACACTTCAAATCCCAGCACGGCGGCATAGTCAGAGGAGGTGAGGTCAAAAGAGACTGTTATTTTATCCATAATTATTCCTTAGTACGAAACTGTCACACTGTTGATGTAAGCCAGTCCGCTTTCGTATTCTTCAAAGCTGGTTACCACTGCTTTTAACCAGGAAAAATTACCGGTCAAATTAACCGGATATCTAAAGTCAGTTGCAGGCGTAGATCCATCACCATATTCAAACACTGTAAACCAGTTGGCATCAGCAGGATCAAAATCCAGTGTGGCTTGCAGGGTTATTTTACCCGGAAAGTTTTCCACAGTGATAAACACAGTTTCTAAACTGCCTTGCCCTTGATAGTAGCCCACTGCTTTAACAGGATCGCTTTCAAAGTCAACAGTGCTACCATCGTAGTTGCCGCTGGGTGTGCCGGTCACTAGGTCGCTTAGTAATGTCAACGTTGTGATAGTCATGTTATGCTCGTTCCGCTTCTACCACAACACCTGTGCCAGCCAGTTCTTCTGCCACGCTTTGTAGGGCTGTAACAATGTCAGCTGTGGCAATTTCGGTGCCAGCATCTGTATCTCGGACCAATTTTGATAGTTTGATCACAACTATTTCTTCGTGTATTTTTGCCATAGTGTATTACTTATGCTTTTATGATTTGAATTGTGTTTTTTATCAGGCCAGGATATACCAAACTCAACATGGTCATCCAGCCTGTATCCGTGTGATCCACAAAGTAATACGATTCAGTCCAGCCGCGCCAGCTGATAGTTGATGCCCAGGACTTTAATCCAGGACTTAATCTGATACCTTCTTGATTCCTTAGTAGTTGACCAATTGATCGTTTTTGTTGATCGTTTAGCACAACTGATCGCAAGTATGTACGATGTGAGTATGCAGATTCTTTAAGACGAATAGAGTCTCTGGGGCGATCAATCACAGCCTGTGTGTATGCTGGATATTTAAGGCCTGGTACATGATCAATTATCTCTGTGAACAGTTCGGGCTCATTGGCGTACACACGTATTTGGCCATGCTCTATTATTAATTTATGCTGCCGTTTAGTATTGATCAACACGTCACACATGTTGTGTAAATTTTTTACTACATCATCTGTGATAGCACGATTTGAAGAATAGTAATCATGTAATCGACCTGTCCATTCTTTGCGCACTGACACAACATGATCAATTGCGGCATGATCAAGTTTGCGCATACAACCTGCTTCACGCAGTTCACCTGTCATGCAGTATCGGTATTGATCGTAAAACAACCGATCTTTACTGACATTATTGAATGTTGGGTGTAAATTGATCAATTACAATGTATCCTTCGTCGTTGACGCCTGGGCCAGGCACAGTCAGCAATGATGTGGTTGTGAATTCCACTGTATCATTGACCATACTGGCATGAATTGCACAGTCAGCAATTTGATCAAACAAGATACGCTTACTGAGTGGTACACGGATCAGTTCGTCAATCTTACGACCCAATGGACGAGCACCCATCTTGGGATCGTAGCCTTTGTCTGCCAGCATGTCGATCACATCTTCAGCAAATGTAAGACGAATGTTCTTGTTCAACAGTGTTTCTTGTAACTCTGCTGTGAACTTGACCACAATCTTCTTGATGGCTAGCTTGTCTAACTTGTTGAATTTGCACACCTTGTCAATGCGATTGCGCAGTTCCGGCTTGAAGAACTCTTTCATAGCACGGTCTTCTTCGCCGGTCTTTTCTAACGACTGACCAAAGCCGATGTTGTTGTTTTCATTGTCTCTGGCACCTAGGTTACTGGTCATAATAATGATACAGTTCTTGACATCCACTGACTTGCCACTGCTGCCAGTGATCCGGGCTTCATCCAGCATCTGCAACATGATGTTGACCACATCTGGGTGTGCCTTTTCAATTTCGTCAAACAACAGGATACTGAACGGGTGCTTGGAAATGTCGCTGATCAACTTGCCGCCGCCCACGTTGCCGTCATCAAAGCCCACGTATCCAGGAGGGGCACCAATCAAACTGGCAATGCTGTGCTTCTCTTGGAACTCACTCATGTCATATTTCAACAGGTGCATGTCTAGATTTTGCGACAGCAGTTTGGCCAGTTCTGTTTTACCTGTGCCGGTTGGACCCAGGAACAAGAAACTGGCCACAGGCTTTTTAGCATTGCCAATGCCGGAGAAGTTGATGTAGATACGTTCTAGCACAGTGTCAATGGCTTGGTCTTGCCCGTATAAGAACTGCTTGATGTTACCTTCCAGCTCGGTAACCTTGGTACTGCGTTCGTTTTGCAATCTATCTAAAGGAACTCCGGTAACACGACTGAGTTGCGCCATGATCATGTCACGGTTGATGGTAACTGTGCCCAGGTCTTTCACACGCTCTCCAGCACAGGCGCCATCCAACAGGTCGATTGACTTGTCAGGATTCTTACGATCATGAATGTAGCGTCCACTCAATTCCACAGCCGCTGTCATTGCTTCTGTGTCAATCAGTACATTGTGGAATGTTTCTAGACGCGGGCTAATGCCAATTAGAATTTGCTCTGTGGTGGCTGAATCAGGCTCACCAATATTGACTCTGTGGAATCTGCGCATCAGCGCACGATCTTTTTCAAAGCTCTCGTAGTATTCTTCCCATGTGGTACTCGCAATTACCTTGATGTTGCCCTTGGTAATTGCTGGTTTGATCATGTTGGCAAAGTCTAAACTGCTTGATCCCGAAGTTCCTGCGCCCATCATGGTGTGCGCTTCGTCGATAAACAGCACACAGTTCTTTTTAGTTTCCAGTGCAGAGATAACGTCTTTGAACTTTTCTTCAAACTCACCACGGTATTTGCTGCCAGCCAACAGCGAACCAATCTCTAATCCCCAAACTTCAGAACCTTTAAGAAACTCTGGAACACGGCCAGCGTTGATCTCCTGTGCTAGTCCGTCAATGATGGCAGTTTTGCCCACACCAGGATCGCCCACCATCAGCACGTTGGCCTTGAACTTGCGAGCCAACACAGTGATCATTTCTTCCAGTTCTGCGGCCCGGCCGATCATGGGTTCTAATTGTCCGTCGGCAGCTCGTTTGCTTAGATTTGTACAGTGTTGATCCAGGATTTCGTTTGCAGTTTCATTGCTCAACTCTTTAGAGGCAGAGGCATGATTTTTCTGATAGAACTCAGCAAATTCAGTTTTGTGAACGCCATACTTCAACAAAAAGTAATGTGCATGGCTGTTATTTTCTGCCATCATGGCCAGGTACAGATCCAGCAATGTGATTGATCTGCGTCCGGTAAACAGTACCTGTGTCAGCGCACGATTAAACATGCGCTCAAGGCCATTGGTTTTGCGAGGTGTAACATCTTCTTTGCTGGTTATTAAACTAACCTGCGCTAGAATATATGCACTTAGTTCGCCTTCGAACTGTTCAACGGCTGTGCCATATTTCACCAACAATGCTCGAAATGGTGCGTGTTGAATCATTGCCATCAGTACATGTTCGGTTATCACATAAGCATGATTGTGAGCTTTTGCAATGGCCACAGCATTGTTGACAATTTTTTCAATTTCAGGATTATTTTGCATCGGTTCCTTTTATAGTTCGTGTATATATTATTATACAGCAATTTGTTTTATATATCAAGTGATACTTGTTCGTTTTTGTTGTATCATGTCCAACAGATCCTGTGGTATGTCTTTGGGAATGACTGCTTGTATTTGCACAATCATATCCCCAGGCCCGGTTCGCCCGGGCAATCCTCTGCCACGTAAGCGTAGCTTGGCACCGGGCTGTGTGTCTTTTGGCACAACGATAGTTATTTCGTTGCCGAGCAGGTCTTTAACTGTGGTTTCACTGCCTAGTATAAGATCCCAAATGTTTACTTCATGTTCGGTTAACAAGTTTGATCCTTGTCGGCCCCATGTTGGACTGGGTGCAATTCTAAAAGTTATCACAAGATCACTTCCGTGTGGTCCAATGCCCCGGTACTGAACACTGTCACCATCGTTGATACCCATGGGAATTTCTATTTCTACTGTGGATGCGCCAATGCCGATTGTACGTTTGCCACCTGTTGCCACATCTGCCAACGTAATAGTTAAGTTTGCACGACTAACTGCTGGTTGCTGTCTTTGTTGATGCCCAAATTTTGCACCAAATACATTAAAGATTGTGTCAAAATCAAACTGTTGTCCGCCTGGCTGGTTAAAGTTGTTAAACTGCGGCCTTGGGTTGTCGTACTGTTGTCGTTTGGCACTGTCACCTAAGGTATCATAGGCAGCTTGTATTTCTTGGAACTTAGCAGTGTCTCCGCCTTTGTCTGGATGATGCTGGCTGGCCAACTTACGAAAAGCCCGTTTGATTTCATCTTGTGTGGCAGTCCGGCTCACACCCAACGTTGAATAGTAATCTATCATGAAAAAAGTCCTGTACAGTTAATTATACAGGACTTATTGGGTCGGGTCAATTACTTCTTAACAGGAACTTCATGTCCTTCTAGCTTCTTGTGTACTTTGACTTCTTTGCAGTTTTGTTTGACTTTTTTGGTTTTTGGATCAATTACATCCCGGCCTTCTTTGTCTTTGACATCAACACAAACTCGTGTTTTTTCTTTTGGTTCTTCGGCCACTGCAAATTGACTACCTAGGGCCAATGCTAATGCTAATACGATTTTTTTCATTTTGTTTTTCCTTTATTTTATCCAATCATTACAGCCGAGTATAATGTGTACCTGTCTTTATTTATATTGCGTATATTGTGCAGTGTGCCTGCACCGTTGAGAAACATAATGCCTTTGTTACGTTGTCCGGTCATTGTGTAGTAGGGGTCTGGTGAAATGATATCAAACAGTTCGGTTCCAGTATCGTTGTCAGTTAAATTAACAATCATCTGTAGAATAATATGATTGTTGTCACAATGAGTACCCATTGCAAATCCCGGAGCATCATGATTTATAACAGTTACGGTACGAGTGGAATTGACATAGGAATCAAGATCTCTGTGCCAGAGCTTTCTAAAATAAGCCTTGCCTGTATCCGTATCTGCCTGAGCAGCAGCACCAAGAAATTCTGCACGTTGTTGGCTAGGCACCTGTAATATTTCTTTCAACATATCTGACTTGCAATCTGCGTGACACTGTTTTCGTTGGTGGCCGATAGCTGATGTTGTATTATCAACCCAGATGTCTGTGCGAAGTAATTCATTCGAACAATCAGGAGCATCAACTAGTTCAACTTCCCAAAACACATTATCATACATGCCACTTAAATGGCCTGGCTGTTGTGGCACTATGTGTATGTGACGTTGGCCTAGTTGTATGTGCATCAGCGTTCTGGGAATGGTGGAATTACAGGCGCCGGCTTGCCGCCAAATCCTGTGGTCACACCCACTGGTGCCCCAAAGTCGTTGCCGAATACGGCTGGTGCTGGCGGTACTGCGCCAAAGCCGGAGGATGAACCTCCAAACCCGCTACCAATGGGTGTTGTTCCCCAGGACTGGGTAACTGTTGTTGCTGTTGGTGCACCAAACGCACCGGGCCCGGCCTGCGTGACTGCTCCCGGCGGCGTATATGTTGTACCGACATTTGGCGGTAAGTTGATTCCGCCATTGTTTGCTCCATTTAGTTTTTCTTGTGTTCTGCCATATGCGGCAAGACCCAACACAGCACCCATGGAAATATGAAACAATCCAGCGCCTTGTAGCGTCAGTGGTTGCCATTGCAAATTAATTCCGCCCTTGTATAAGGCCTGTACTAGACTCCAAAGGATGGGCGCAAGTACAAAATCAAAGAAACATACAAACATGTACAACCAACCCATGGCCGGACGCCATTTAGAGTTCATCCAATCTTCTTTTTTCTTTTCTGACTCACTTATTTTTTGTGTCATGCCAACTCCTTGTTATTAAAACCACAACCAATAGCCCTGGGCCATCAGCACTAATCCAACTGCACCAACACCTAAACTGGCCCGGTACATCCGGTTGTTCACCGACAAAATACTAGCACTTAACAGTACAATGGCCAGTTGAAACAACATGCCGGAGAATGTTAACCAAGGACTGTGTGCTCTGGCTTCTTCACGTGCGGCGTCTTGTGCCCGTGCTTTTTCAAGCAGTTCTCGTTTGCCTTCGCCAGTGGCCGGTTCACTTTCGTAACGAGCAATCTTGGCTTCCAGTTTCTCAATGCGAGCTTTATCAGTGCCCTTCTTAGCTTCTTCTAATTGTCCTTCAGCAAGAGTTTGTTTGATACTTTTGCTCTGATAAAAACCATATGTGTTACTGGCCTGTAACAGGTTAGTTTGTGCTGTGCTACTAAACCCATTGGCAAGATATGTATTTGCTGCCAGGAACAAGGCCATAAACACAATGACCAGGCCGGCTTTGTCTTTGATCTGAGCTTCACGTTCACTGCGTGATAAGGGTTTCTTTTCTTCGATCATTTTTAATTTTCTTTTTTATATCAATTTGGATTGGCAAAATAAACAGTAGAACCTTGTGGTTGTACAGCACGAGCATTGCCATCAGGGAACACAGTTTTAAATTGTGCTACCTGTGCTACAGACAACTGTATTGGTTGTCTAAACAACACCCAAGAAACAATTTGTGGGTATGCTTGTTGAGTCAGTTGACGTTGTGGATTGCCCCACCATGGACGACCATTGGCAGGGTTAGTAGTTGCTACACAAGTACTGTTGGCGCCTAATGTACCAATTGAAATTGGTGCAGTCAATCCACCGCTGTATCTATAGCTTGGTGCTGTGTTAAAGTTGGCCATGCCCATCATGCTTGCAATGTTGAAACTCACGGTCTGTCCAGAATTTGCGCCGCTGGCATTGGCAGCCGGTATTGCATTGAACACCGTGGTCCAGGCTGCGTTTGCTGTATTGCCATTACCAACCATGCGCTGACCCAACACCAACAAACTGTCTGCATTACACAATCCATAAGGACCTGTAAAATCAGCCAGTTTAAAATAGACAAAGTGTACTTCTAAATCAGTTACTGAGTTGTTGACCCAGTGTTCTGCAGGTCCATGAAAGTGAAACTCTAGCAAGCAGTATTGAGCACCGCCAAACATAATGCCAGGCGCACATGAACCTGCATTGGGGTTATTAAGTTTATATGTTCCCCAGCGAGTGTTGGCAATGGGATATGCATTCACCCCGGCCGTTGCAGTTGGCAAGGTACAAATATCGCCTGCACCGGTATTACAAAATGGACTATTCAATGTGTTTTGTGTTTGAAAAGTAAATGTAGCATTCAGACCACTATAATTGGTAAACTGAGCAGGACTGCCTTGTGGAGTAACTGCTGTGATATTAATTGGTGTTTGACTTTGACTCATGGACACCACGGGTGCCAAGGCCAAAATAATTGTTGCTAAAAAATTTGTCTTTGTCATTTTATTGATCCTTTCGAAATGCGGCCATGACGCGGGCCTGTATGCGTTTTGCAAAGTCTGGTTGCGGAAAATTCCATCCAACAAATGCTCCTAATGCCAACCAAAATAGTGTTTCTAACATATTTATGCTCCTAGTATATGTAATGCGTGTTCAGTATGCTGGATTCGATCTTCTAGACCAATGTAGCCACCGTTGATGGCTCGTGTGAGCCCCTTGGTATCGTCTGCGTCAGCAAAGCGATTTAGTTTGTTTTGTTCCCAGTACCAGCAGGCACTCTGTGCGGCACCTTCAAAGGTGGCCAAGTATTCTGCGGCCTCTTCCACACTGATATTTAAACTTCCGGCAAAGAATGTGTAGTTGTCTTTGCCGGTCAACTGAATAAGTCCACGTCCACAATAGCGGAATCCGTCGCCAGATGCTTCATCACCATTGCCCATACGATTAGCATATACTCTGTTGGCAATGCGCTCGGGTTTGTTGGCATATTGTTGTGCCAAGTCCGGTGTAGGGAAATACTTTTTAAACACCGTCATCAAACTTGCGGCCTTGTAGTTTAAGTTTTCTTTAATGAACACAAAGTTGCCCGACTCGTGTGCGCACTGTGCAATAAAGTGCGCCACACGCAGTGGTGTATTGATTTCGTAATCATCTAACAACTGATCCAGTGCGTCGTGCCAATGATCAATGTAGGGATTCTTGACCATCTGTTTTAGTTGGTCCAGTGCTAGTATGCTACTCATTTAACGGCTCCTTCAAATATATTTTTTTGTATCTGATACCACTGTTGCCAAGCATCTGCTTTTACGGCGCACTCATAGTAGGTGCCATAGTTGATGGTTACTGTTCTAGCAACATCACTCAGCACAGGTGTATCTTTTAATTTTTCCAAGTTGGGGCAACGTTCTAAAGAGTTTAGCCCAGGAGGTTCTGGAAACCGTGCAGTAACTGGTACTGCGGTTGAGCATCCTGCAAGTGTCACAAGTACGACTAAACTAGCTACGACACGTTTGTTGATCATTTCTTGTAGCCTCGACTTTCGGGTGCCATTCCCCAGGATGCGTCTTCTGCGGCTTTCCGGGGCAATGATTTATAATTTTGTTTACGATCAGCACCGTGGAATTCTCGAGCCACATCCGGGCTGATGCCAACTTTCTTGGCAAACTTGGGATTGTGTGCGGCTGCTGCCATTGTGCGGAACTGTGCTTGGCTAGTACTTTTTTCGTCTAGTTGTTCTTCTGCCAATCCACCTGCCTCAGCATCTTGCGCAGCCATCTTAGCAGTTTCTTCATCACGTTCGGCATCTGCTGCCTGTGACTGCCAACTGTCGGGATTGTCTGCTTGATCTTCGGCCATTGCAGCTGGCATTCCTGCAAACTTTTTAGCAATGCTGTGTGGCAGTCTTAGCCCGTATTTGAGATTCAACTGTTGTTGTAACACCGCTGGGTTCGAATTTGCAATTGCTCGCACAGCCCCGTCATGGCCGCGTACTTTAATTGTGATCGTTTTGCCATCGTCCTGTACTGATACTATTTCGGGCTTTGGGGCCGCTGTTCTGGGTTCTTCAGTTACAAATTCATTAGCTCTCATTTTTTAGGTCCTTCTGCGGCATCATTGTGTGCCTTGACAAATTCTCGAGGTATTTCACAAATGCCGCCTGGCATGAACTTGGTGTCGTACTTGACCACTTCGCGGTCAACATATTGTTTAACAATCTCTGTGCGACCACGAATGTATTTGATTGTTTCTCGGGTTTTGGTTTCTATTTCTGTGTTGGCAACAACAGATTGTTCTTCGGCAATTTTTAACTTTGCTTCAACTTCTACAACTTTTGCTTGCCAACGTGCATCGGCAGCTTGCCCGCCCAGCATCCAGGCACCAATGACCAACAACACAACGCCTGCTAACTCAGCAGGTGTTCGGTACAGTGCAATACCGGGAATCCAACGCACTGCTTTGCTGGCTAAAAATAGTCCAACCCCGCCTACAGCAGCGGCCCAGGCAATGAGTACAAAAATAAAATCTGGAATTAAACTAAACATCCATGCAAGTTGCGACATACGTATACCTTATATGGAAGTATTTAGCGAACAACAAAGAGTGCGCGATTTAGGAAATTACTTTAATCCCAGGCTTTTGCGGATCTCTGTCCCGGATATGTTTGTAATAGATTCGTCGAATTTTTCTTCTGCCATTGTGTAGCCTACTCCGCGACCGTATCCAATATGAGTAATATTAGGAACTACCAGTATTTCGTATTGACCTTGATACATCATGTCTAAATCTCGTTTGATAGCGTTTTTGACCTGATCAATTGCAAATGGATTTGAACCTTGCCATCCTTGACAATCACGAATCATAATGCATACTTGCCCTGTTTTTTGTATCAGTCTGTCAAACAACGCACGGTGACCTGCATGCCAAGGTTGCCATCTGCCAAGTTGTTCAACAGTTTCCTTTTGCCAGTCAAACACCGGTCTACGACGGTTGTCTAAGATATGCGCGGCAATAAACTCGCCCCATTTCTCACTGTGCTGTTCTGTGATTCTAAAATCATACTGTTCAGGAGGAACAAATGCCCGGTTAGTGTCTTCGTATCTACCTTTGTCAATGGTATCAACCCACACAGTCCAGTCTGCTTTGAAGTTGTTGCGCATCTCAACCAATGGAGCAACAAAGTCGCAGATCACATAATCAACATCGGCCATTGTGTCTGCCAGTTCTCTCATACGTAGACTTTGTCGAATACGGCCTGCTTCGCTAAAGTCCCAGTCGTTGTACTTTTTACGTACATCGTCAGCGTTGAGCCAACCTACCCGTTTCTTTTCTGCTTGTAAGTGATCTACAATGTGTTGTGCCAGATATGTTTTGCCGGCTCCTGGTAAGCCCATGATTAAAATACGTTGTGTCATAGTGCTATTTACTAAGTAATTGCATGAATGTATTAATTTTAACCCCGGACCGAGTTGGCAGCACACTATTGCAACGTCTGATCACAGTGTACATGCAATCGCACACGTACGATCGCCCTGTAATCAATTTGCATGAACTCACAAACGGGCTAATGAAATACTACAGTCCTGTGTTCAATCAAGAAGTGCTGGGTAAACCAACTGACCGCCCTTGGGGATATTATCAAACACTCAATGAAATAATTGAACACTTGCACAGTACAGATCACTATAAGACAGCACGATTGGCACATTATCACATTGTGAATCGACAAGATTCATTGGCCAATCAAGTACCGTTTTATCAATACCTAAACGATAACTTTTTTATAATCAGTGCTCAACGAAAAAATCTACTAGAACACGCACTGAGTTGGTGTATTCAAGGACATTCAAAAAAGTTAAATGTTTATACGCACCAAGAAAAGATCGATGCATTTGCTGGCATATATCAAAATAGAATTACCGTTGATGTAAATGTAATGCTGTCATATCTTAACAAGTATGTTAATTATTTACAGTGGGTCAATGATCATTTTACTGTAAGTTCCTATTTTGAATACGAAACACACATGCTTAAAATTGAAGAGTATATATTAGGTTTAGATATATTTGGTGGACAACAAACAAAATCCTGGCATGACACATTTGGCATTGAATTTCAAGACTGGAATCGATGTCATTATCTTGCCAGCGACATAAGCGGTATAAGTGCGCAGTTGCCTGCGCCTGACAACTTAAAAATCACGTTCGACTCTACGGACCAGCTGGACAGTGTAGATCTAGCACCTGTGTTGACTAGAAATGCAATTCTCAATAGTCTAAGCGCCGGTGATAAACAGTTTTTACAACACCATACCGGCAAGTATATTGACAGTTACAAAGCAATCAATGAGTTAGTTCAGCATAAAATAATGGTCACAGGTGTTCCCATTAAATTGCAAACCATGATGGAAAAACGCCGACTAATACGCAACTTTGATCAATGCGCAGAAGCATACAATAACTGGGTCAAGCAAAGCGGAGTAGGCAATCTTTATACAGATGCTGATATCAAGAAAATTGCACTGGATGAAATTAGTACCTGGCATTCGATGCCAAGGCTGGAATAATTTGATCTATTAAGGAATTGCTAGTAAGAATGTCATAATGAAAGTCGTCGCGAGCACGATCCAACTGCTTGGTTAATATTATATTATCATAGTTTAAATCAATTCCGGGTGGTGCCCAATTTGGAATAGCAGAATGCACAACATTGCCTTGAAGTTGTTGTATGCAGAATTGAGTATTAACAACATCCTCTTCGGTTGTGGAATTTATATAATATGCCCGTCTCTTTTCACTAGTAGTCAGGCAGTCTGGCCAATTGTGCAGTTGTTTTATTTCTTGTTTTATCCATTCGGGTAATTCTTTGAAATCATCTAAATTATTGCACAGCGGCCAACTGTGATCTGCTACTGCTTTATAAAACTCTGGGAATCCTTTTTTTAACGATGCTTCCACAGATAACTCTCTTCTGTGTAGGAAACTCCATTGGGTCACAATAACCGCATTGGGGAATTCCGCTAGGATGGCAGATCCAATCCTGGCAATCCAATTATTGCTTGCTCCATCCAGGCTGAGATTTATTGTGCGCCGACCCAAGCGTTGCTGTAGTATATAAGGCCATGTGTGTTCACGCGGACTTCCCAGTCCCACTGTGAAGCTATCGCCGACGCACCATATTACATCGGCTAGATCATCAGGCCATTCTGCATCTCTGAAGCCTCGACTATTATAACAATACTCAACTTTATGCGGGTATGAAAAATAATGTTGACGATTTGAACACAACTCTGGACTGTCCAGACCAGAGTTGTGCCAATGTGTATCAGCATAAGTAGACAAATATAATTCTGACAGAAAAATTGGGTGAATTATCGCCATTGCCTTGAAGCATGTTGTGCTAGATCATCTGTGGCATGATGCGCCACAGGGTGAAAGTATTTACTGTTGGTATCATCTACTAGAATATTTGTTAACTGCGGATGCGTAAAATCCATTGGGAATTCCAACTGCTTTGCAATCTGACGCAGGTAATCTTCTCGGTACAAGTGCAATAATTCATAACTTAAAAATACCGGATCCCAAGTGCGTAGTTTTTTGTATTCAGCAAGTGCAATATCAACAGTGGGCTCGCCGCGCACACGAGTTTGTTGATAGTTTAGTATGTTGCAATCTCGTCCAATCACAGCAATTTTTACACAGATACCCAGGCCCATGGCAGTGGCAGCAAAACGCACAATGTCGGGTACTGTGCGTTCACCATTGAACATGTAAGGTGTGCTGACACTGGTGACAAAGTAATCACAGCGGCTCCAGTCAAAGTCTTTGAGTAAATCAGGATTTTCCCAGTATTCAGCAAAGGGCTCTTGATCATGCCCTATCCAGTATTCATGCAACAGTGCATGCCATCCGTACACATCAGGGTGCTGTGCAAATATTTTACTCCATAAATGATTGCCAGATCCCTGTGGGCCTGTTAAAATTAAAAGTGTTTTTGACATTTTATTAAAAGTATTATGGGGTTATTCCTATGCTGATTAATAACTCATTGGTATGATGTTGTTTCCATTTTTTTAACAACAACAGTTGTTTATTATTAATTTTAGGTATGTCGAACAATGTTTCTAAAATTTTTCCATTGCTGTTAACTAAATCTTGCAATTTAACAGCCACATCGGCTGATTCTAAATAGGGTATCATAGGTTCATGCACCAGTTCATTGTTAAAATACGCACTAGGATCCTGATATGTAAGATTTAAAAAATATTCAGTATACGGATCTGCTAATATTTCTTTTTGTATATTCTCAGGTAGACGATCGATATGTCTGACACTGAGACATTTTGGCCACAATGGATCTTTTATATTGGCGTAATGGTCTTTCCAGTTGTTTAAAACTTTTTTAAATTTAATATATTTTAAATCTTGCCCAGGGACACTAATATACCAATTTGCTTTTTTATAATGAGCTAATAACAATTGGCTTTGGTAATCTGTATAGATAACAATTTTTTTATAAACTAATTCTTTCAAGACAGTGTTGTAATCGTATTCAAATGGATTGCATTGAAAATAGATTTTATCAAAATCAACCCGGGCGTCTAGTGTGATTTGAGCATCTGGCCATATTTCAGTGCTTTTCCATTGATCAGGAGATTTTATATTCCAGTGTTCTTGAATTAGTTGGGCCAGTGGTATATTTCTGTCAAATGCAGTGTAAAACTTGTCCGACAATAACAAAAGATGTAACAATAGAAATCCACCAGATCCGCCGGAATATTGCAGTGCCCAATTAGTCATCTATCCAATTCTTTTTAAAAGTGTTTTTTCATTGTTAGTCTTTGTCTGTGACAATTACAGCAACTTGATCAACCCAGACCATTCGACCTTTACAAGCAATGTTCCATTTTGTTTCGCCGTGTTCGTTTGTGCATTCGGTGTAGGTTTCTCCAATGATGCGAACATCAGAGGCTAGATGCTCCTGACCATTTTCAAAGATGCGCCACACTAACTCACTGCCGTTGTGCTTGGTGTTGAATCTAACATGATACTTGTTCATTGTAGAGATGCTAGGAAGCGGCGAGTCTGATCTGTAATAACACCAGTTAATTGAAATGTCACCCGAGGATGATGGCCAGCATTGGCAGTGCTGTGTGGTATGTTTGCCCAGTCAAAAGTTGATACATCTCCTGCTGACCATTGATTCCAGTGATAGTTGCCGTACTCCCAGAACTGTCCAGGTTGCCAGTCTGTTAGTTGAACAAAGTACCGGCCCACACGACTGGGATCTTCAGGCGACCATTTTTGCAGTTTGTCCATGTGCAGATTCCACACTTCGCCTGGCTGTTGTATGTGTATGCGTTCCATACAGTCATCTAGTCCAAATGCCGCAGTAATTGCTTTCAGTGAATCTGGTATCTGCCAGTTCAAGTGTGTAATGATCATTTTGGGATCAGCACCCACACGAGAGACATCGTACTCTTCAGCAAGCAAATCTTCACGTGGTGGCAGCACGCCTTCTCCTTTGTAGCCACGTGTTTCCCAGGTGGCTGGTGTAGAATGATTGACAATGTCTGCTATGTCTGCTTGCCAAGTAGGCTCAATGTGCCCTAAGTGTGTGAGCACAGATTCCGGTGCATCTTTTACAGTACTATCAAAGTGATATGTACTGCGGCTCTTGGTAAAATCCCAACTGCTTTTAAATTCTTCTGTTATCATATTACTGTTACCCTTATGTCGCTTGCGCCATAGCTTTGTTCATACTCCTTTGGCGGTACTGCTATACCCAGCATTCGTGCCAACTGTTGATTGGTCAACGGATGTTGTCCTGGGTACTTTAATGAAGCATTGACAATTCCCACATTCTGTTGTTTAATTATCGTGGCCATAGTCTTTAAGTTTTTATAATATATGTCATAGGAGGGATATGTTATGTCAAAGTGCCCGCACTTGACCCACCAGCCCAGGCAAGCATCGTCTGGGCGATGCACCAACACAATGGGCGACTCCGGAAACTGTTCTCGCAGATACTCAAGATGCGTTGAGAACACATGACTTTTGATAATTCGTGTGCTATGAGATTCTTTGAATTTAAATGGTTCAGCAAAGATTTTTTCTAATTCAGATCTAGTCAGTGTGGTCAAATCCTCGGGCAATGCAGAGGCCATGCCCGGATCAAAATACGCACCCAGGTGCATGAGTTCGCGAGTGCCAGACGCATCGTGATAATAAGTCCATTCATCTCTGTAGTCTGACCGATCAATGTCAGGACTGTAGTAGATATTTTTAACTACACTGCTCCATTTTGAGCCCGGAGCACCGGCCACAAAGATATATTTCATTCTTTATTTAAATCAATTCGACTCAGTACAGGAATAAAGGCAGCTCTTAAATCGTCCATGTGACGCTTTAGCCCTGCAGGAGTTAATTCATCTTCCACGTAGAATATAACATTGGCATCCGTGTACTCTTTGTATTCTGCTGAACGAACTGCACGACTAAATTGTTGTTGATACCAGGCAACAATTTCTCGATCTGTGCCAGGCGGCAATTGAATTGACCAGGCCGCATATACATTGATGCCTGGTGCTATTGTATTAAGCAATGGAACCGTGGGAAACTGCGACATTTTCTGTGTGCCAGTGAATCCAATTGGTTTGACCTTACCAGCATCTACTAGTGCTTTGGCCACTGCAATAGGTATGATGGCAAATTCTGTGCCTGTTTTGCCGTCATAGCTTGCGGCACTGGTCACTGCTGGCATTGGACCATTGAATTTGATCGGTTTTACAGTGTCTTTGTTGCCACGACCTTTGTCCATCAAGTATTCAAACGCTGTGCGATGTGCGCCACCACCAATGGCAATGTTGATTGTTCTACCTGATTGAATATACTTTGCAAACTCCTGCGGAGTGTTAATGCCGCTTCGAGGACTGGCAACTAATACCAGTGGGCTTTTGCCCATGGTCAACACATCCACGAAGCTGTCGTAGTTGTACTTTTTAATCGACTTTTCCCAGATATCATTTGTCACATAGCTTGACATATGGCTGGGCAAGTTGATGGTGTAGCCATCATTGGCCACTTCCAAAAACCGGTTGTTGGCAATGACACTATCAGCACCGGGTATGTTCTGCACAACATAAACAAATTTAGGGTTGGATTTTTGTACAATATCAGCCAGTTTCCGAAAGGCCATTTCATTGCCAGCACCGGGTGTGTTACCAATATACACAGTGACAGGCTTTGTGGGTTCCCAAGCAAACGCCAGGGCAGGTGCTAATAATAGCACAGCAAATAATTTTTTGATTGACATATAGTTCCTTAAATAGTATGCTTGATTTTTAAACGCCTGGCAAATAATTTGCTGGTTTGTTAAAAATTCTACTTTATTTATTAAATTTTTCTATGAACACCAAAATTTTTAACCTAATCTGCAAAAATTTGCAGGACTCTTTTAGCCTGCCCAAGTACGCCGATATCACAATTGATGCAGATACTCAGGTACAGGCCCTGCCTTGGACACCTGCACGTTATCGCAAGTTCAAGGACGCTGTGGAAGCAGAACTAAGTCTATCCTGCGATTATGTAGGTACCGTAAGAAGTATTGTGGATGATCTTAATGAGCGTTACATACTACGGTTCTTTGGCGAAATATGGAAACCCAGAACCGGCGAATACGAACATTCGGGCTGGGAACTGGTAGAAGAAATCAACAAGCTGAACCCAGAACGTGTGCTAGATGTTGGTTGCGGATACCATCCATTCAAAGGCCGTATCACAAATCTGGTTGGTATTGATCCATATAATAACTGCGCAGACTATGAAGTAGACATTCTAGAGTACCGAGTAAAACATCAGTACGATGTTATCTTGGCACTGGGGTCAATTAACTTCAACTCACGTGATGAAATTGAAGCTAGATTCAGTCATTGTGTAGATTTGTTAAAAACAGATGGCAAGTTCCTTTTACGTGCTAACCCAGGCATCACACACCGCACAGGTCCTTATGTGGAAATATTTCCCTGGACATTTGAAGTAGTAAACGACTTTGCTGAAAAGTATAATCTTCGACTGGAAACGTTCAAGAAAGACGCTAACGATCGATTGTATTTTGTGTATCAAAAACTTTGATCATTAACTCGCCTGCGGCACGATGTGCTGATTCCAATGGATGCCCTATATCAGTTATAGCGTGTCCATTCTTTTTGCTCCATGCCTGAAAGTTTAATCCTTCGAATGTGGTCATGTGTGGACGAATATAGTCTTGTAAATCTGTAATTGCAGGAGAGGTATTCCATTGAGTATCAAACATGAGATCATCTATGTAGGTCATTATAAATGGGCAACTTTTTTGTTTAAGTGCATCAATAACCAATCGGATACTCATAAGTGTTGTTAGTTTATCTCGTATTTCAGAATGTAAGTTTTTATAGTATGCGGCTGCTATATCTGTAGTATCAACTGGCATAAGTGTTGACCATGGTGTACCTGGGAAGCCATTGGAAGTAGCAGCATCAACGTAATCAAACCGATCTATGTATGTCCACCCAATCACAAAAAATGCCTGTTCATTGGTGGTCAAATGTGACAGCACTCGTTCTGCAATTTGCAGATTACCGCTGCCAGGGCGTGAATAAGTTAGATATTTGTACCCAAGGTGAGTAGCCAGGTGTGCAGGCCATGTTAGTCGACTGCCAACAGGACAACCTCGCCAGACGCCGTTGTCTCGGACGTATCGGGCGTATCGATTGTTTTGTCCATCGTCACTTAGTTCCGTGCCAAAGATAAAACTGCAACCAAAACTTTTTAAATTCATAGGTAGTTATATACCTACTTTACGGAGCAGGGCGTAAATTAACGCAGGCCGGCGGCTGTTTGTAGGGATTTTAGTTCTGCGTCAGTTTCATAGATCTGCTTGTAAGGCAGTCCGGCTGACACACGTACTTCGTTGAGATCTTTTTCGTAGCGTTCTCTGTAGGCCTTGGGGCTGGTGGGAACTGTACTGTCAAATGTATCTCTGCTGAACGGCACAGAGTCACCTTTGTAGTGCATGGTCCAGTCATCTGGCTCATACTCTGTTAAAGTGTTTAGATCATTCAATAAGGTTTCTACATGCTGACCTGCTGTGCTACGACGACGTATTTCCACGTATACTAGGTAACGATTGGGTTTGACTTCTCCGGGGCTCTTGTCTGCGTCCAGCACAAAGTCATAGCCCTTTTCAAACCAGGCCATTAGATCCTTGGCTGCTTGTGGATCACGCACAAAGAAACTCACAACAATAATGTCGTCATCGTCGCCCATTTTACTGCTAAACTCGTCAACGTGAATAGTGGGCTTCATCAAGCCTTCTAGGTCCTTGTAATTAAGGCTTTCAGACAGCAGGTTGCTGAGGCTGTTGGGAAAGGTTGTCTTGTGCATTTTGTGCTTGCTGGTCATTTTGGTATTCATCCTGATCAATGTCTTGTTCGTAGGCATCATCTAGGTCTGCTAGATCAATGTCTTGATCTTCCAGTTCTATGGATCCTGTGCGGATATCACTCATCAGACTCTTTGGCATGGTAATTTCCACCAGCCAAATCTTCTGTTCCATTATTCTTGCTTTGTGTGTGCCGGGACGATAGTCACTGGGTGTTTCGATCTTTACCGGCACTTTCATTGTGGTTTTCTTGAACTTTACTGTGCAGTCAAACGGCAGCAATCTACGTGCGCCACGTGGATCGGGCATGCGCTTTTCGGGCCACATGAACACACAAGTCACTGTGTATTTGCCAATGTCTGGTCCAGCCACTAGTTCGCCGATCGCCCAGTTTTGAAATGCGTATAAGTCTAGTTCGTCAATAACACGCTCAAAATCCAACAAGGTCAGCAAACTTCCTTCTGACATGTAAATGTCGCGGATGTTCTCTGCCACTTGCCAGTAATCTGAACCGTCTTTGAATACTTTTTCGTCTGCTAAATCCATACAGTTATTTATGGCATTGACACTGTGTGGGGTATTTTGGAATTGTGTCTCGGTTAGCCTAATACTTATGCCGTAAAAGTCCGTTATAACCGCCCAGAGAATTCAAAAAGTTATAGCCTAAATACTCAGGACAGCATGTTGCTGTCAGACAAAACCCTCAACTTTGGAGAAGTACCTTGAGCAGACAAAGAGCCGCAAAAGCACAGAAACGTATGGCACAAGTAGAAAACACAATTGATTTTTCCCAGGCACAACAGTATCATCGCCCAAAAGCGATTGCACTTGTGCCACGGACTCGCAATCAAGAACGACTTGTGTTAGCGTTGTTGGATGAACACCAACACATCGTAGTAACAGCAGGACCGGCAGGCACTGGCAAAACCTATCTAGCCATGCAAGCCGCAGTAAAAGCCCTTAAAGAAGGCACCTGCGAACGTATAGTATTAACACGCCCGGCGGTGGGCGTAGAGGATGAATCACATGGATTCCTACCCGGGGACCTTAACCAGAAAATGGAACCCTGGACCAGACCCCTGATAGATGTGCTACGTGAGACCTATCGTCCACAGGACATAGCTGCCATGATTGAAAATCAACTGATAGAAATATCACCCTTGGCATTCATGCGTGGGCGCACGTTCAAGCACAGTTGGATCATTGCTGACGAAATGCAGAACGCCACGCCTAATCAGATGAAAATGCTGATGACACGCATTGGTGTAGGCAGTAAGATTGTGGTCACAGGCGATGTGGAACAAACTGACCGTCCGGGCAGTAACAACGGCCTACTGGATCTGTGTGTCAAGTTAGATCGTCAAGATGTGGAGGGTATTGCAGTGTGCCCAATGGAAGCAAGAGATGTTCAACGTCATGCTATCATTGGTTCAGTGTTAAAACTTTACTCTTGATCAGTTATTAACTGGTAAATTTCTTTCCAGTTTTTAACAGTTGTGATGCCTTCATGGTAGTGGTGCATGTTATGTCCGTGCTCTACCAGAAGGCTCCTTAATCCTGCGCGGTATCCGGCTTCGGCATTTTCAATTTTGTCTTCAAGCCAGTAACACCCAGTACCTTCATATTCTTGTAGCACTTCATCTTTGTCGGCTCCAGTGTCCAAGCACACAATACGTTCAAATGCCGATGTTCCAAACAGTTTGTTTAGATTCATTTCACGAAGTTTTTGTGCATTGGGATCTAGACTCAAACTGGTGATACAGTGAAATCTAAATCCGTGTTCTTCATGCAGTCGTTTAACATAGTACATGGCATCACGCAGTGCAGGCAAAAAGCCAATTGCGGCCGATTCGTTGAACAAGCGTATTAATTTTTTAACCTGCTCTTTGGGTATGCCATATCGCATTGACATGTCATAGTTGAGTTTACTACCCGGAACTTCTTCAAATCCGTGTTCCTGCATCCAAACATTAAACGCCCATTCCCAATCTAACAACACACCATCACAATCGGCTAAGATTACTTTATCTAAATTTTTGTATTTCTTCATATTATTATTATACTAGAAATGGAATTAATGGTCAACCGTTAAAAACACCTATAAATTGTAGCGTTGGCAGATTAATGAAAAGATATCCTCATGTGTTGTTACTGCTGGTAAACATTTGATTTTTTTAACTATAAATGATTTATATGTAATATTGTCCAACGAAGCAAATGATGAAAATATCTTTTCCAATTCAATGTCCAAAAAATCAGAAGCGTTGTGTGATGTATGATGAAAAAATATAGCCTGTTCGTCTATTAAAAATGGAACAAAATCAGTATTCAATGTTAAAAACTTATCAATTGCTATGTTAACATCGGGTACTCTATAATCGTCAACCATAATTATACCATTTTGTTTGATCAGTTTGGATGACATAATTATATCATCTAGCACCTGCGGCATGGTGTGATCACCGTCAACATTGATAAAATCATACGAGGCAGGATGGTCAACAAAGTCTGAGCTTGGCATAGTTACTAAATTGATTTTTTTATTATTAATAATTGAACTACAATGATATATTTTATCATACAATGTTCGATCCATTACAATGTCAACTGCGGTTAGATCACCAACATCATTAGTGGCTTCTATCATTGCACCAAATGATTTTCCTTGCCTAAACCCTATCTCTAAAATTTTATTTAATTTAAAATATTTGATCAATTTAAAGATTAGCAACAATTCAAAATTAAGTCGCATGCCTTTATAATTGTTTAAATTTTTAAATGATTCGGTTTGATGAAATTTCATATTAGTCTGATTTTATATCAATTGGATGGCCATTTTCATTGAACAAGCGTTCGATAATATTGGCATAGTGCTGGTAATAATAACTTACAACAGTGTCCCAAACTCTAGGAACTTGAACACCATTCATACTGCACTTTTCAACTCGGAGCAGTTTGAAATCTAAAATCACACTGGCAGTTTGAATGTCGTTTGTTTTTAATCTTGTGGCCACAGTCATAACTTCGTCAGTTTGACCATTGGCTTTTTTATAGTAGGTAAGGATCAGGTATCTCATAAGTTTGCCAATTCAATCAATGTTGCACTTAAATTAATTTCTTGATCTGCTACCAAAGGAATGTTGGCTATGCCATTACGAATAATGATAATTGCCTGGTCTTGTTTTTCAACATCCTGGCTCCACAGATCAAGATTGTCGTACATCCAACGGAATGTGACATCTGCTTCTTCCGGAGTGCTTTGTTGACACAGCAGTGTACGTGCTTCACGGATCCGGCCTGTTTTGAACAGGCCTACACAGTCCAACTTCCAGTCACCCACTGACCTATCGCCTACACTGGGTGCCAACAGTGTGCCAGTTTGACTGTTTTGCTGTGTCAGATTCAAACACTTGCGCAGATCCGGATAAGTGGCTTTGACATAGCTGTCTAGTGTGTCAATGTCAAACTCCACACCTTCTGTGACCAACACAGTGGCCGCCCGGGCAGTGAACTCTGTGTGATCAGTTTTGGGAATAGCAATATGCTGACAACGACTATGTATTGGCGGCAAAATCTTGTTGGGATAGTTGCACGTTAAAATAAAACGCACACTGTGACTGTAGTCTTCCATCAAGTTACGCATGGCCGGTTGCACTGAGTTGGGATTCATGTAGTCTGCTTCGTCAATCAGTACCACCTTGAACTTGCCAAATGGCATGGTCTGACAGAAACTGATCAGTTTGTCAACCCATTCAACTTTACGTGCTTCTTTACTACCATTGGCATACAGTACATCATACTCGTCTATGCCCAGTTCGTTGATCAACACTTTGGCCAAGGTGGTTTTTCCTGTGCCAGGACCGCCCGAAAACATCAAATGCGGAATGGTTCCGTCTGTAATCCAGGCTGCCACTTGTTGCTTATGGTTATCATCAATAAACACATAATCGCTGACTACATTTGGTCTATATTTTTCTGTCCAGAGTTGTTTCATGTTATTGCAATTTGTTGTTTCATTGTTGACAATTATAACATCTGTGGCGATGTGTGTCTACTAGTTTGGAGCAGTTAATGCTTTAAATGTTTCGGCAGCTGCCACACGTTTGCGGAGACTGCTTGATGAAAAAGAATGATCGCGACCGTTAAACACCAGTTCGATACCTCGTTCGCTGCCTTCGTATCTTCCAGTGAACTCTTGGTCTTGATATTCTACACCCAGTATACGCACATCCAAAGGAAGAATTAACAGTAAGTCAATTAGATCCTGTTCAGTTTGGTACACAACAACTTCGTCTACATAACGGCAAGCGGCCAATTGAATTTGACGTTCTACAATACTTTGAATAGGTTTGTTTTTGGTGTCGGGGCGATCGATTGTGGGATCTGTTTGCAGTCCACAGATTAGATAATCACAATGATTCTTTGCTTCACTCAGCATAGCAACATGCCCGGCATGCAACATATCAAAGGTACTGAAAGTGATACCAATCTTTTTGCCTTGAGCTTTTAGTTCTTTGATGTGATTGAAAATCATTATGCAAATCTATGCTTGGATTCCACATGTTCGGCTGTGCTCATTGTGTCATCTTGCGGCTGTTCATCTGACACTAGTAAAATGTCACCGGGATCAACTCGTCGGATGGTGCGTTCAGTACCGTTGTCGTCAATTTCAATTCCACGTGTCCAACGACCGTGGGCCACGCAGATCCAGTCACCGGGCCGAACATCCTGTTGCTCTGGGCCAACCGCATAGACCTGTGCCCAGCGTGGACGGATACCTAGTCCTGTTCCGTTGTCGTTTAATAACACAATACCCGCGGATGTTTGACGCATGTCAAACGACATGTCTCTCACAATCACTGCATCTCTCAATGGCTCGAGACTGTCAGCTGATAATTTATATGGTGCAAATGCGGCTTTGTTCATTGATTCCTCTTAGATTTTGTTGACGCCTGGCTTGTTTTGTGCCATTTGACGTGGTGTGGTAAGTAGTTCTTGTTTGACTGTTTGTGCTTTGGCAATGGCAGCTGCCAGGCCGCCGCGTGGAATAGTTTTTGCGGGTTCTTGTGCTAGTTCTGGAACAACAGCTTCTAGTTCTGCAAGTTCTTCTAATGATTCAATTTCTGGAATTTCTTCAACTTCAACAGGGTCTGGCTGAGTCTTATCATGCACAGATACTAACCGCTCATCATTGTATACATCCAACACTGAATCACTTACAACCTTTTCTTTGCGTTTCTTAATCTTGGCTTTTTCTGCCTGTTGTTTTTTGGCAACTATTGTGCTGGTAGTGGGCTCCATTGCTGATGTGTTTGTGCTTTGTTTCTGATAGTGTTTTTGTACCTGTTTAGTCTTGGACTCAATCACGCGGTTAGCACTGTCCAGTGTGTCACCACGAGCATTAACATTCATGTTGCCAACTGCACGGACATTTTCGTTTTCTAACATCAGTGCTCCGATGTCAACCACACGCCCCATAGCCGATTTATATATTTTTTGTGCCATAACTATTCCTTTGAAATATACATATATTTAACGTAGAAACTCTTCCACATCTAAATTATAGTACATGCTGTCGATTCGGTGTACCTGTAATTTGTACAGTACATAACTGGCCACACTGGATCCACGTCCGACACCCCATATTATCCGGTGTTCAGTCATTGTGTCAACTATATACACCATAAAACGTAGCAGGTCAAACAGATCACGTTCTTGATACAGTAGCAACTCTTTGCCACAACGTTGCAGTTCTGCTTCTGTACTGCACAATCCCAGTACATGTGCCGCAATGTCCATGCTCTGATACTGCTCGGGCATGTGCCATACGGCCTGTTGCTGTGCATGGAACTCTGCAGGATTGATATGTTCTTGCTCAAGAAACCACTGCGGCACCGGATCCAACAGTTCAGTTAGATATGTTAATTCCACAGTGGAATCAACAATCATTCCGCTGAGTTCCACAGGCGTGTGACCTTTCATTACAAGATCGCATACATCTTCTTCTGTGTAAATTAACTCACCAACGTTATTTTGTTTCATCTTTATTAAAATTAACAAACACAATAGTGTTACCAGTGTCCTCAGAAACAGGGGCGTCGTCTTCGGGCCATTGTAATTCTAGTTCTCTCCAGGATGAGATAGCGCCTAAACTCATGATGTTTTCTGTTTCGGATATCTTGTTATTATAGTGCATCAAGTTGGCGTCGTGCCACCAGCCCTTTTGATCATAAGGACCAATGGGCTCTTCGTCACTGTGCATGTAAGTTACTCCGCCACCGAGTTCACTACTGACTTCAACTTCGCCAATAACCATGCGATCCTCGCAAATGGCATTTAGTTTGCAGTATAGCATAATACCAATCAGTTGGTCAACTGGTTCATCCGGTAATGTGGTAATTTTAACACCAGCATTGGCCAACAGTTTACACTGCTCTTCGTTGCTGCCATTGATAAACACACTTGAATCTAACGAGTCGGCAATGAAGAACTTGATGCGATCAAACGCAACATTATGACTTTCGCCATCCATTGTGGTGGTCATCATCCATAAACGAACAGTGTAGTTGTTCATTCTGAGTGTGCCATCAAAGTAACATCCTGCCAAGAAGTCAACGGAGTATTGTAATCTTACGTTCATGATATGTCGATGATTTGATCAAAGTTGGGACCTGATCCATCTTTGTTGTTTTGCTTGTTGAACAGAGCTGTGGATTTTTCTGTGTATTTGGTCTGATACGTTTCAATTGCCATTTGAATTTGACGTACCAGTTCGGTATTGCCCATACGGAGAGCAATGCCCATTTTTTTGTTGAGTTCTGATATTTTACCGCCCAGCTCGTCAATGGTCAACGAGTCTACACTGGGTATTAACGGATGTTCCATGCGTTAATTGTACAGCAGGTTGATGTAAAGATCAACCTGTTTGGTTAAGCAAACACTGTTCCGTTGTTGCCGACACAGAACCATTTTGAATTGATGTACTGTAAAGTACATGCCTGGCCGATTGTGTTAAATGTAATAGTTCCGGTGCCACTGGACTTCCATCCTGCGTTGGTCACAGTAATGACCATGTCACCACCGTCTCCGTACATGGCAAATGTTTTAATTTGTCCATTTGTACCTGCTGCCAATGTTGCTGTTTCGGCAGTGGCAGTTGTGAAGTAACTGGTTGGTACGGTCAAACTAGCGGCTGCTGAAGCTGCCAAATCTTCAGATCCAGCAACAACGACTACACCATTGGTCACAGTAATGCCGCCAGCCACTGTAATTTTATTAGTGAAATAGTTTCGTGGACGAGTCAACTCACTTAGATAAACAGTGTTGCCACCGTCATCTGTGTGGAATTGGAATTCGTATGTGCCTGTTTCGGCAAACGTGATAATGTTGCTGGCAATGCCTTCGATACCCAAGATGCTGGTGCTGGCACTAGCATTTCCAACTTGCGCCGGCAACGTCAATGTGTGTGCAGTACTTGTCACAGTGACTCGTACAGTGACAAAACTCAACGTTCCTGCGGCAGAAAAGTTAGTGAATGCTAAACTAATGCTGCCAGCAGTTGTTACAGTTTGGTAATGACCAGCGGAATAGTTGATACCAACACTTCCACTTAGTGTACCCAATGCCACACGAGTCAATGACATGTCTTGTAATTGCGCATTACTCAGCACAGATCCGTTCATGTTGTTGTCAAGCACAGTTCCTGTAAGTGCTGCCTTTAACACAGCGTAAGATTGCAATTGGCTAATTTCGTCGGCAGCAAACTGAAAATTGGTTTTGGTGTTGGTGAAGTTATCACGAAAACCTTGCGAATTGTTATCTTGCCCGGCTACAGGGTATGCGCCGTCGATGTTGTTTGGGTTAATGTTTGATGACATTTGTTTATCCTAATTTGTTAGTGTATTTAGCGCGGTTGTACCGTGGTCAGATTGATCTGTACCATGTGGTATCAGTATTCCTGTACACATATGTGTACCCAGAACCTGCAGTGGTGCTACCTGCAAAACTTGGAGTAACAGTACCTGTTCCTACTAACAGTGTTACTGTGTTGCCCAAAATTGTAAATTGTGTCACTTGTCCGTCAACTGGGCTTGTAGGCATATTTACAGTGTGTGTGTACCCTGTGTTGTTAGCAATCAATATGTTAGTAGAAATAGTGGCACTTAGATTTGATGTGGCAGCATTGGCAGTTATGGTTGCATAATTAACACCTACCACTTCTAATCCAGTATTCTTAATTTGTCCTACAGTAATCAAATTACCTCCTGTGACATTACCCGACACACTTACTGTGGTTCCTGTGTGGTTAGTGGCTGCCAAGTTACCACTTGTTATATTACCCGACACATACGCATTGCCTCCCACGCTGAGTGTGTCAACAGGTGTGGTGTTGCCAATGCCAACATTGCCATTAACATCAAATGTGGCCCGAACTACATTGCCGGTTTCAAACAATATTGGTAGAGGCGCGGTGTTGCCAACATTTGAAGATCTAATTGAAATAGCAGTGGCGTTTGCCAGGATTGCTCCGCTTACAAAATTGACTGTGTCGCTTGTATTGTATGCCACCAATCCTGCAGTGATGCCTGTGCCATTGGGAATAGCAGTAAGTATAGTAGCGTTGTTGGCAACAGATGTTTGGAATATTGTTCTGCCTGCGGCAACTGAGGTCGAGAAATTACCTCTTATCTTCCCCCCAATTGGTATTATCAAATTGCCACCTGTTACATTGCCAACAGCACTTATTGCCGCACCTGTTACATTGCCAGTAGCAGATATATCTCCAATTACATCAATATCACCATGCACTGATAACCCATCTAACACAGTTATTGCAGTTGAGTCATCGCTGGAGATGCG